AGAGTGCGCTTGAGCATGCGCTTGAGCATGCGCTGATTTGGGATCAGGCAAGGCGTTACATCATGCCGTACCACGTTCGTGACCCGATCCGTGAAGTGCTCGCCAAGAAGGAGTTCAGCCCATCAGAACACGGCGCTCACGTTGGTGACGTATTCAACAAGCAGCGCATCGAGAACCTTGAACGCGAACTGGCGCAAGCCAAGTCCGTTATTGCGGAGCAGAAGTCTCAACTTGAATTTGAGCGTGGTATTTGCACAGATTACATCGAGCAAAGAAATGAGCAAGCCGCGCTGATTGAGACTTTGGCAGATGCTTTGAGTACATGGAATAAACGAAACAAAGAACAGCAGGGCTATATACCTCAGTGGGCATTTAAAGCCATGCGTTGTTACGAGGAGTGGAAGAAATGATTATCCGATGCAGAGTATGTGGAAAAGAGTTTGATAAGAATGGTCAGCGAACTCGTCACGAACTTGATGCTCATGGTTACAAGAAGGGTAAAGCACCAAGGAGAGCGAAATGAACTTAGTTGAACGGTTGAGAAACAAGGGGTATCTGCATCGAGATACGATTAACGAAGCCGCTGACCGCATCGAGCAGTTGGAAGCTGAAGTCGAGCGAAAGATTAGCGCAGGTAACTATGTGCTTGAGCAACTCGCAGCACACGAAGCCACCATCAAGACGATGCGGGAGGCTTTGGATTCGTTTGAGCCATACGATTCATTTGAAAGTCTGTGGTCAGGGCCAGAACCGGAAGTTGTTGATTCAGCCCTCTCCATCCCCGCACCAACCGATCATCTGATTGTGTACCGCAGCGAGGTGCTGGAGGAAGCTGCGAAGGTTGCAGAGTCTGAAGTTGTCAAACAGCACAAGCACATCAACGAAGGAAAGCCTTTTAGTGATCACATGTATTGGGAAGATATTGCAGCGGCAATCCGAGCCATGAAGGAGAAGAAATAATGTGTTTCTGCACACCACAAATACGAACACCGTTCTGTAGCAACTGCAACCATTCAATGTTCAAGAGGATCGGAGAACTACGCGCTGAACTAGCCGAAGCAAACAAAGATGCTGAAAGATTGGTGTGGGCAATGAATTGGATGCACACGACAAAGCACAGTAACGGATTCACGCAGCACGTTCTAAGCGTTGGTGGGGTGGGTGACATAGATGATTGTCGCGTTTATATCGACGCAGCCATGAAGGAGAAGAAATGATCACCAACGACCAGATTATTGAAGCGGCGCTTGAGTGCGCCGAAAAAATCGTATTCAACCTTGAAGGACGCAAAGGTGTTATTGACCTTGATCTTGAGGAAGAACTTGTCAAAGAAATCATGGCTGAGATGTCAGATGAAACTAAACGGCTTTACCTAATCGCATACCGCCAAGGCTTGCTGGATGGGGCCGCGAGAGTTGAAAGAGACTGGGATGGTGACTTAGATAGCATGTCCTATACAGATGGATTTAATCACGCAGCAGCAGAACTCAGACAAATGGCTGACGAGGTGGGGAATTGATCACAAGATTCAAAATACTGTGGGCCGCTGTCAAGAATCTCTTCACCGGCAGAGGCGTTTATCTTTCGCGTGACATATTAGTTCATGCTGATGCAGGAGGTATCAGTGCAGAGCGATGGGTCAAAACACACGAGGGTGGCTGGGACCATCAGTTCGTCACCTTCGACGGCAAAGTTGCCAAGGGCTATGTTAATGGCGTGGAGGTGGTGAAATGATCCTGACAGATGATGAAATCTCTGCAATGTGGCTATCACTTCCAGCAGGTCAAGCTGGTATAGCTAACGACTTCGCCAGAGCAATCGAAGCGGCCATCATGCAGAAGATCGGTGATCCGGTGGCGTGGATGAACCCGCATGGTGGAGTGCTTCATAAGCCAGATACAGGTCTTGAGAAATCTACATACACGATCCCCTGCTACGCAATACCGGAGGTGAAATGAAACAAAAGACACTCAACCAATGGTCAGTCCATCGCACCAGACCTTACACACAGAAAGGCATCCGTCGTCTGCGTTGTATCCGCTGCGGAAATCCTGCTGAGTATCAGTGGCAAATCTGCGCCGATGGAAATAACTACCGCCCTATCTGCGGGCCGTGTGACGTTGAACTGAACACGATTGTCCTGTACTGGATGCGCCACCCACAAGCGAAAGAACTAATGAAGGAGTATGAACATGGGCAATGAAATCGGTGCAAAGATGGCATGCGGAGCGTTAGTTACAGATGTTTATGAGGCTTACGAAGCAGGAATGGCTGCTGGTCGAATGACGTACAACGTCGAGTACGCTGAAGTTGTAAAGCGCAACAACGATTTACAAGAGAAATTGATTCAGGCGCACGATTCGATTAACCGATTGATAAAGGCGTTTTGCAAATGACGCCAACAATTCTCCGATGGCTTTATCCAAAAAGCCAACAACGCCGCTATAACCGATGGATTCGCGCTTGGCGAACCACTTTAACTTTTCCTTGGGATCGCAAATGAACTTCGCTCAGATGCTTCAGGCGGTACACTCTACGCCTAAGAAACTTAATGGCAATCAGCTACATGCTCAACAGCGGATTGATGAAAACAACCTTCGGTATCAGACTGCCTTCGCCGGCCGTACGCTGTCCACTCGAGACGCAATTAAGGCGATCGGTATCAAGTACCCAAGCATGTTGTATGAGATGCTCAAGCAAGGTCGTGTTGAGCGCGTAGAGACCAAAGGAAAAGCCGCACTATGGAGATGGAAAGAATGAACCTCGCAGCCTATTTGGCAACACCGGTTAAGACACTGAATGCCTATTATTCGGCTGAGGTTGAGAAGGCCAGGGTGGCACCCGTTGCAATTAAGAAAGCGCGTGTTGAAACGGAAGAACTCAATGCTCACCGGCAGAAGACTTGGGATGAACTGTCGAATAAAGTGAAGGCGGTTACGTTTGCGCAATTTCAAGCGATTGATCTTCGAATGGCGTTTGACTACAACTCATCTCAGGCGTCAGCAATGTGCGCCAAGTTTGTAAAATTCGGGTACGCCAGGATCGTTGGTAAGACGGCAGGCACCCGCCGTAAACCTGCATTTATCTATGAGTGGTTGACAAAATGAGAGCTAAAATTATGAGCTACGTCGAGGACGACACGTTGTTCCTCGAGCCGGCTATGTTTGACGAAGCGATTCTTGGTATTGCCGAGTCAGCTGGCATGCAAGCAGTTGTGGCGTACGATCGTCAGGTGTGCATCGAGGTTCTGATGCGTATGGATATGGATCGTGACGAAGCAGAAGAGTATTTTGAGTTCAACGTTGCGGGTTCGTACATGGGGGAAGGTACACCCGTGTTTATCGACAGGAGGTATGCAGAATGAGCACAAACGACATCACCGGAGACAGGTTGGTATCCAAAGCCAACAGTCAGGCGTACAGAGATCAATACGATGTAATTTTCGGACCCAAGAAGGAGACCCCAATGCGTAAAATTTATTATTGGCCAGATGGTTATTGGTGCGATAAATGTGAACTGCCGTACGTTGAGCACAAGAGTGACGACTTTGCGACATTTGAAGTTGGTTATGAGCTCGAAGATCACACGGTTGATGAAATCGTCCAGGGTACGCTGCGTGCGGAGCGCCACTTATGAACTTCGCAAGCATGCTCAATGCGGCAGTCAACGCAAAGACGCGAAAGAAGCACCGTAGCTCCAGCTGGGAGCCGTCCGAGCGGCAGAGTGAGGCGATCGACCTACGACGTCAGACCTTGCGTGCGAAGCGTAACGCTCGATATACCGCAGTGTTCGAGAAGTACGGCCCAGTGCTCACGTCAAAGCAGGTTGCACACTACCTTGGGTACAACCCGTCAGGGATGGGCACGACGCTCAAGACGATGGCCGACGAGGTCAACCCAATCGTGGAGTTTGTTGGTGAGGTTGCCAGCGAGTCTTTGAACGGTCGCCCTCAGTTCACTTGGAAATTGACAAAGTTAGATAAGTAGGGCATAATTCGTCAACTGCAGCAAACCTACCTCCGGAGGTTAGAAGACCGGAGGACCAATTCTAGGGATGGCACCCATGCAAGACAAATTAGACTACGGTACGGTACGCGTACTGGACATTGAGGTTTATCCTAACCTCTTCGTTATCGCACTCGACAATCCACATCAGGTATTCTTCACACCGCAAGACTTACTTGATCACCTGTGGAAAGAGTACAACCAAGGTAATCGCTGCACACTGGTCACCTACAACGGCCTGGGCTTCGACTTCCCAGTCATGCAGCACGCTTACAAATTCTTTGTTAACCCGATCAAGGACGAGGCTACACGTCTGGACATCCTGCTCGAGGTGAAGCGTTTCGCAAACCAGATCATTGACGAGTCCAATGGTTTTCATGAGCGCCTCGGTCTGCCTGATTTCGTCAGACACATCGACTTGGTTGGCGTATGCCCACCGTTCACCAGTTTGAAGCTTCTTGCTGCACGCATCGGCTGTCGATCGATTCAAGACTTACCATACCATCATGCGAGCGAGCTGACGCTTGAACAGCAGGTTAATGTGATTAAGTACTGTTTGCACGACTTGGTGATCACCCGTCAACTGTTCGATGACCGTAAGGAGGCGCTGGACGTACGAGAGTGGCATCAGAAGAACCTATCCGATGCTCAGATGGCAGAGCGAGCACTCGTTCCTAATCGACCGAAGGGGCGGGTGTCTGTTCCCAGCCAAGTGGAGGTGTTTGGCCACAAGTTCGAGATACACCCAGGAAACGGTTCCCCGATCGACCCAGGATTTCCAGTGCGCGTCATCGATGGCGTAACGTACCAGATCGGGTTGGGTGGTCTGCACTCCGTCGATGGTGCATCCGTCGTTGATCTGCGCGGTAACAAGGATATGGTGAGCATTGGTATCGACGTTGCGTCCTACTACCCGTCAATGATCGTTGAGTCGCTGAGTCACGTGCTGGATCAGGATCAGCTTGATATTTACAAACGTACAAAGGCGATGCGTCTGCACGCCAAGGCGACCGGCGACAAACAGCTAGACGCCACACTGAAGATTGTTTTGAACGGCAGCTTTGGTAAGTTCGGCAGCAAATACTCCCCAATCTACAACCCTGTGGCCATGCTCTCGATCACACTGCTCGGTCAGATTCAACTGCTCCAACTCATATCTGACTTCGCAAACTCTGGTTTGAACATCAAAGTTCTATCGGCGAACACTGACGGTATCGAAACGTTGATGCCTCGGTCGTCCATCGAGGGATTCCGTGCCATTTATAAGGCGTGGGAGGTGCGTACCAAGATGGTGATGGAGGAAGAAGAGACGCTGTTTGTAGCCCGACGCGACGTCAATAACTACTTCATGTTGATCGATTCCAAGAAGAAGCCGGTTAAGACCAAAGGTATCTTTGAGCCGGCATCCGTGCGTAAGTCGCCTGCGTTCGAGATTATCTACGAAGCCGTGATGGCGTCATTCGGTGTCGGTAGAACCGGTGAGATCGAGGCCGTTGATGTGCAGACCTACATCTGGAAGGCGTCACACAATCCGATCTACTTTGAGAAATTCTTATCCGTCCGCACGGTGAATGGTGGGGCTAGGGTCAACTGCAAGTTCGGTCTGTGTGACGACTGGGTGCCCAACGGCGACAGGAAGTGGATATCTCCATCCACGGGCAAGAAGATGACTCGGGTCAGCCGACCGAAGCCGTTTGACGTGTTTTTAGGTGGCGACAACATCGGCCGCGTTGTACGCTGGTACATCGGCGAGTCCGGATCGAACATCTACACGCCAAAAGGTGGACGTGTGGCACTGACAGATAACGCAGTGCTGGTCCAAGACTTGGACAACCCGCCGAACACACCAATCAACGTCAGTTGGTATGTCGATCGAGCGAACAAGCTACGTAGCGCACTGCTGAGCGGTGGACAGTTTGATGACGAAAGTGATGATTAACTAAAAGGAGGATGTATGAGTGTAATTTCCCATAACGGGCTGTGTAAGCTGATTGAACAAGGTGTGATCGAGAATTCTTGTTACGAGAATATCAACTCGGCCAGCATCGACTTGGTGCTCGGCAAGAACATCATGGTTGAGAACCAGCGTGACGGTATCATCAACATGCTGGATAAGTCAGGGTCGCACCTGTCTCGCATCGTGATGGACGACTCGGGCTACGTTCTGCAGCCAGGCGAGTCTATTCTTGCCGAAACAGCAGAGGTGTTCAACCTGCCGGCCCATATTTCAGCAGAGTACAAACTGAAGTCAACCATGGCTCGCAATTTCATCGATCACTTCAACGCAGGCTGGGCTGACGCTGGCTGGAACGGCTCAGTGCTTACGCTTGAACTGACTAACCATAATCGATTCCATTGTGTACGAATCATCCCTGGCCAGAAGTGTGGACAGATGGTCTTCTTTGAGCATGAAGAAGTACCGGCCGACCGTAGCTATGCATCACGTGGGCAGTACAACGGCGACAAGACTGTCATGGCCGGAAAAGGTTTGAAGTAAGCATTAGTTTACTTTACAATGTGAATAAAGGAGGTAGTCATGGATCGCAAAAAGTATCATCTCAAATACGTCGAAGTCCCAAATTGGGTGCTCGACCGTTTTTCAGCATTAGTCGGAAGTGTCGGTGGACGTCGTGAATTTCGCGAGAAGTTCGGTATCAGTGAGTCCTACATGAGCCTGTTGTTGAGCGGCAAACGTCACATTCCAGAGGCACTGCACCCACTGATGGGTATCAAACTTGTAATCACACCGATGCGCTACGAGGAGATCGAAAAGTGAAGCTTGAAATCATGATGGACATTGAGACGCTGGGTAACAGTAGTAACGCAGTCATCACCCAGATCGGCGCTGTGGCGTTCAATGTTGAACAAGGTATCGTGGATCAGTACCACATGCGAATCAACCCTGAATCGTGCCAAGAAATCGGCTTGACCATGGACGTGTCAACTGTCCTCTGGTGGCTGAAGCAGTCGGATGCAGCTCGAGCTGAGTTTGATAAAGGCCCACAGATTTCTATCCAAGCGGCACTCGATGGTTTCTCCGAGTTCTGCAAGCGCAATATGACCAAGGAGTCAGGTGTGTGGGGCAACGGTGCCACATTCGACAACGTCATCGTCGGTAATGCCTACAAGCGTGCCGGTAAACCTCAACCTTGGATGTTCTGGCAAGATCGTTGTTACCGCACGTTCAAGCAGCTGCTGAAGCAAATCCCGCCGGATGAATACGGTGTCGCCCACAATGGCTTGGATGATGCGATCAAGCAAGCAATGCATCTGATCAAGATTTGCAAAACCACGGGGTTGGTTCTGTGACTCAGGTTCCACCGCAAAGTCACTCTTCAATGGATACATTTGAGAGCTGCCCTCGACAGTACTTCCACCGGTATGTTGCTAATGATGCACCGTATTTGGAGACGGAAGCTACTCGTTGGGGGACAACAGTTCACACTGCCTGCGAAGAGTTCGTAAAGGGTGAATCGGACACGCTGACCACGGTGATGCTGGATGACTTCCGACCGGCGTTGGAGCACATGCGTACATTCGACTGTGACTACCGCAACGTTGAAACCGAGTGGGCGTTCAACCACCAAGCTCAGATGTGTGACTTTAAGAGTCCGGACGTGTTTCTACGGGGGTACACCGACTTTGAAGCAGTCAAAGGCCCGAAAGCATGGGTCGTGGACTACAAGACGGGCAAGCGGCATTCCAAGTTTGAACAGGTGGAGCTCTACGCCTTAACAATCTGGATGCGCTTTCCTGACGTCAAAGAGGTTACGGCCGGCTACATGTGGCTTAAAGAACGTGATCCTGTTCAGTTCATTAGTTTCCGCACGCTGACTCGCGACAAAGATATGAAGCGCATCTGGGACGCACGGGTCGAACGCTACGAACGCATCAAGAAAGCTCACGAGACCGACGTGTGGCAAGCCAAACCAACTGGGCTATGTGGTTGGTGCAGCGCCAATTTCGCAGGTCTTTGTGAGTATGCCAAAGGGGGTTACCGAGCAAAATGAGTACGATTATGGATTTGGTTCGACAACATAGAGAAAAGGATAACGCGATGAAAATGGATAGTGCCGGCTGGATCAAGTGGTCCGGTGGATCGTGCCCTGTGGACCCTGAGTACGTAGTTCAAACTCGCTACAGAAACATGCTGGATTCCGCAAAGGCAAAAGACATCAATTGGAGCTACGCCATGAGCTACCGGATTGTGTCGATCGGTGTGAACGATGTGGTCAGCTCAGAAAATCGCTCGACGGCCACAAAGGCATCGGAGTTGTTGAAGAAGGCTGCTCAACTGATGGATGAGCGCGGAAAGCAATACGATAAGCCGGAAGGTGAGCGAAGCATGGGTAAATGTGTCGCCGCCTTCAACGTTATCACTGAGAAAAACCTCACAGAGGCAGAAGGATGGTTACTTCTTCAAATTCTGAAGGACGTCCGCTTGTGGCAACGACCAGGCTATCACCAAGATTCCGCAGAAGATTGCATTGCATATGCTGCACTGAAGGCTGAGGCAAAACAAAATGACCACTAAGACCTACGATGAGAACTGGGCCAAAAAGAAGCTGAAAGCCCTTCTTGATGAGCTCGGGGTGATGAACTTCCCAATCCCTGCCGGCGGTATGGGCGTGTCGGGTATCTCCGACCGACTGGGTTTGAAGAACGGCATGTTCATCGCCATTGAAGTTAAGCGACCAGGGCGTCGCGGTGAGGCCAATCGAGGGTGTTCCGCACTGCAAGCGAAGTTCTTGAACGGCGTGAGTCGGTTCAGCGGGATCGCACTGGTGTTCGACGGCGAAGACGATGACGTTGCTGCTTTGAAGGGCGTGTTGGATTCACCTGAAGAATACGAAGGCTATAACACTTTAACGTTGAACTATTGGAAGAAGAAATGACATTTACTACGTCAAACCTGACTTATGCAGCACAATACAAAGGTTACATTCACCCGTATGTACAGGAGATTCCTGCGGGTTTGACGGATGTAAAAGCGTTCGCTCATGCCAATCAGAACTACCTGTTTATCCCGCACAGCATCAATAACGCAGTAGTGATGGGTATTCCTCCGGTTGCCCCTGACTACGAGTGGCATGGTGGTAAGAAGCCTTACTCACATCAGGTGGCAACGACCAATTTCATCTTGTCCAACCGAGAATCCTTTGTTCTGTCTAGCCAAGGTACAGGGAAGACGCTCAGCTCGGCCTGGGCTATGGACATCATGATCAAAGAAACGAAGCGGCCGGTGCTGATTGTTGCCCCGTTGAGCACGCTGGATGCCACATGGGCTAAGACATTCTTCCTTGGTTTCCCACACCTTAAAGTGACAGTTCTGCATGGTTCGAAGTCGCGTCGTGAGAAACTTCTGGAGCTACCGGCAGATGTGTATGTGATCAACCCTGACGGTATCAAGACTATTGAAAAGGCGCTGTGTGACACCCGTAAGTTCTGTTGCATCAACGTAGATGAGTTAACCTGTGCAAAGAACCACAAGTCCGGCCGCTGGGCGTCACTGAATGCGGTGATGAACGCACATCGTGAACACGCTTGGTTGATCGGTATGACTGGCACGCCGATTGCCAACTCGCCGGTAGCTGCCTATGGCCAAGTAAAACTTCTGCGCCCAGTGTGGACAAAAAACAAATATCCATACTTCACCACGTTCAAGCAGGCGGTGTGCAACACGGTGAACCAGTTCATCGACATCCCGAAAGCGGGTGCAGAGCAAACTGTCATCAACTTCATGCAGCCGAGTATCCGTTTCAGTCTGGCCGACTGCCGAGAGCTGCCCGATCGGATTTTCGAGACGCGCACCGTGCAGATGACCAAAGAGCAGCATGTGGCCTATGAAGCGATGCGTAAGCACCTGACCGCAGAGTATCAGGCGCAGCAGGTGACGGCCGTCAATGAAGGTGTGAAGATTCTTAAGCTCGCCCAGATTGCAGCCGGTGTGGCGTACGACGAAGAAGGTAAGGCTACCCTACTCCCGTTTGGACCACGCCTTGAGGCTATCCTTGAGGTGATTGAGGAGTCTGAACGCAAAGTTATCATCTTCGCCGGACTGACCGCCCTGATTGACCGACTGGCTGACGAGCTCACCAAGCGGAAATATACAGTGTCTGTGGTTGACGGCCGCACGTCGGTCAACGCTCGCCGAGACATATTCAACAATTTCGAGAACCAGAAAGACCCTCATATTCTGCTGTGTCACCCGAACACGGTATCCCATGGTTTGACCCTGAACGCCGCCAGCACGATGATCTGGGCAACACCTTTGTACGATGCAGAAATCTACGAACAAGCCTTGGCCCGTAACCAACGACTGGACTCAAAAGACCGCACCGTGGTGTGCCACATTGTAGGTAGCCCGTGCGAAGAAGTTATGTATGAAAAACTCGAACACAAGGGTAAAATGCAAGGTTCCTTCTTGGAAATTGTCGCTGAGGACAGTAAAAAATATGTTCAGAAATAGTTGACAAGGTTTGTAAACAAGATAGAATATTCACATCAACAACCCGTAAGGATGGCAACCATGAGTGAACAAGTTGTATTTACCCGAGACCAGATTGTGGCGAAGTTTGTGGAGCTGCGAGATGAGATTGATGCAAAGGAAGCTGCGCACAAGGCTGAGATTGCAAAACTGAAAGAGCGCCAGGGCGTCATTGAAAATTACCTTCTGTCTGACATGGTGCAGAAGGGCGAAACGTCGTTTAGCACCAGCGCTGGTACAGCATTCATCAAGACTTCTGAGTATCTCAAAGTGGCAGACAAGTCTACGTTTGTGGAGTTCGTTAAGCAGCAGGACGATCTCAACTTCCTGACGGTCTCGGCATCAAAGACTCACTGCCTTGAGTACAAGGAAAACACCGGTCACCTGCCCCCAGGTCTGAACTATACCGCTGTAAAAGAAGTTCAAATCCGCCGTGGAAAGAGCAAATAATTCTTTACACTGTAATGAAAGTACTGTAGTATTCGTTTTGAGTCACCTGACTCTTATTTAGGAGATGGCAATGTCCAATCAAATCGTAGCTTTCCAAGCATCAAACCTCCCAGCAGCCCTTCAGGCTCGTCTGGCATCCTTCAACACTGCGTCCGTTCTGGCCAACCTTGGTGGCGGCGTAGAGCTGGATCGTATCAGCATCCGTGGCGGTCGCTTCCGTATCAACCAAGCTGGTATGGATGAAGTTGTTCTGCAGCAGTTGCACATCGACGGCGTGTTCGTATTCGCCAACCCGAACCTGAGCAAGTCCTTCTACACCAAGGCATACGATAAGGATGCCGAAGACAAGTCTCCGGATTGCGCATCATCCAATGGTATCGGTCCGGACGTCGGTGTGAAGAACCCGCAGTCTCAGCGTTGTGCAACCTGCCCACAAGCCATCTGGGGCAGCAAGATCAGCCAGTCTGGCAAGAAGGTTAAGGCGTGTGGCGACTCACAGCGCATGGCGTTCCTGCCGATCGACCCGAGCACCAACAACTTCTTCATGACCGATGGCAAGCCGAAAGCATTCGGTCTGTCTATCCCTGCCGGTTCGCTGAAGAATCTGGGTGCGTACGTCAAGACCCTGTCGTCCAAAGGTCTTCCGGTCGAAATCGTACTGACCCGCTTGACGTTTGACGAATCGGCTGATGGCCAGCGTCTGAACTTCATCTTCAACGCTCAGTTGCCCGAGCAAGCCATGGTTTATATCGCCGATTACATCGACGGTAATACCGACAAACTGAAGGAGTTGGTAGGTGCGAACATCCGTCCGATGGAGAACGTCCAGGTTGCTCAAGCTCCGGCGGTTGTCCCGCAAGTACAAGTCGCTGCGCCTGCCCCTGTGCAGCAAGTTCAAGTCCCGCCGGTTCCGACTCAGTTGGATGCTGGGCCATCAATCGCGGTGCCTCAGTTTGGATTCGGTGTTGCTGCCCCAGCCACATCCCCTGTGGTTCAACCTGCAGTAGCTCCGGCTCCTACCACTCAACCGGCACCGGCAATTAGCGCAGCACCGGCTGCATTGTTGAACGCCCTGCAAGGTGTGATGGGTTAATGTAAACGGAGGGGTTCGCCCCTCCATCAAAAAGGATAAGAAAATGGCAAAGATTAATTTCAGTATCGAGGTGGATTCAATTGAAGAATTCAAAAAAATCATTGCAGAACTGGCTGGCGCTGGTGTTTCTGCTGTTAAGTCAGATAGCACTCATCAGTTTGATGCTAAAGCAGGTGAAGTTGTTGTAGAGCCGGCCGCAGAAACTCAGGAAGTCGAAACGACCAAGCGCAAGCGTCGCACCAAGCAGGAGATTGAGGCTGAAAAGCAGGCTTCTGAACCGGTGGTGATCGAGGTGCAACCTTCCGAAGTCGAAGTTCTTGCGCCGGCACATGTTGTTGAGGCGCCCCCTGCTGGTGTCCCTAACTTCAACTTCCAGATGCCAGGTGTTTCATCCAACCCATCCGCAGAACCACTGGTTGCTGCACCCGTGATTGGTGGCCAAGCTGCTCCGGCCCCCTTGCCGACCGATCTTCTCAGTGCCCTTGGCGTGAACGTCTCACTCTAAGCGTATTGTTCCAGAACCTTGATTAACGTTAAGGTTCTCTATAGAATGCGTTTTCGCCGCAGGGACTGGGTTTGTCTCCCAACCCAAGAGGACAACGGACCGCCATCCCCTCTCTCCCTCTGTCCCTGCGGCACCTTATAATTGGATGGCAAACAAAGGATGGCACCCTTGTTACAGAATATTAAAACTGATGACGCTCTGACTGCGCAGCTATGGTCAGAGTTGACAAGCGTTACTGTTGATCCGAGCGGAGCACCGTTCGAGGCCACGACTGCAATCCGTGCAGCCTATAAGCAGCTGATGACGACCACCCCAGCCGGTGGTGTGTATTGTATTGCCACACAGCGTGATGGCGACGTTGCTCCAAGACATCATTGGTTTCGTACAGCAGAGGGCGCTTGCACGTATGCCATCCATGCGTCGGTAGTTAATGCTACGAAGGGTATCTGGTACGCCACTGCGTCTTACACGGAAGAGCCCACGCTAAACAAGTATGGTAACCCCAGCCGTTCAACCAAGAACGTCGTCGGTGTCGGTTCGTTTTGGGTGGACCTCGACGTTGCCAAGCCTATCCCTGAGAATTTGGATCAATACGTACGTCAGCTCGCCGTTTTACCCAATCGCCAGGACGTGATCAGCCAGTTGGCTCCGGAGCTGCAGGTAGAGATCAACGAGTACCTGAAAGAGTTGGACAAATATGACTCACAAGAGTCAGCTCGCAAAGGTCTCAATAGCTTCGTTCACGCAACCAAGCTGCAGCCCACACTGGTTCTATCGTCCGGCCGTGGGGTACACGCCTACTGGAAGCTCAACGAGTCTCTGACGGCCAATGCATGGCGCTCTGTCGCTGATAAGTTCAAGTCTTTGACTCAGTCGCTCGGACTGAAGGCCGACCCAATGCGTACGGCCGACGCAGCGTCACTCATGCGCCTTTGCGGCACTTGGCACCGTAAGGGTGAGCCGCTCGAAGTTAAGGTGATCGAAGAGGTTGATCGCGACTACACCTATGGTGAGTTTGAGGCGACCGTCACTGAGTGCCTGCGCAATGCTAATCCGACGGCCGTTCTTAAGTCTCAGGAGCGTGCCGCCCCGACCGGTGTTGCCGCAGCCATTCTGCGCCCATCTGAGTTTCCTCCGGCGAACGCCGAGCTTGTTGCATCCAAGTGTCTGCAGGTAAACCACTTCCGCAAGGTGCGCGGTAACGTCGATGAGCCTGTTTGGTATCTGATGGCCGGCACGGTTGGCCACTGCATCAACGGCGAAGCGTTCTTTCAAGAATGGTCATCTGGCCATCCACAATACAGCGCTGCCGCTACATCTGAGAAGATCATCCAGTGGAAGGACCGCACCACGGGTCCATCGTCGTGTGCCGCGTTCGAGTCTAAAAATCCGAGCGGCTGTACCGGTTGCAAGTTCAAAGGTAAAGTCGCTTTCCCATTGCAGCTGGGTGCAGAGGCCGATGAGCTTCTACCCGAGACTCCGGACATCAATATCAAGCCGATCGGCGACATCGTTGTGTCGATGGAACAGTCGATTTACAAGCCGCCACTGCAGATCGGGAGCTTCCGCCGTACGGTGAAGGGTATTCAAGTCGTTGACGACAATCTGCCGGCACCGATCACCATTTGTGACTACGATGTCTGGGTGAGCCGCAATGCTCGCGACCTGCAGAACGATGTCCTTATAACCAACGTGTGCTACCGTGACCCGCATGGCGACATACGCGAGACCCAGATCAAGTGCAGCATCATGGCCGACCCGAAGTCAACGCTGACGTGGTTGTACGATCAGGGTATCTTCATCAATCCGGAACATGCGAAAGCTATGACGACATTTCTGCAAGCCATGATTCGCGATATGAATCAGAACGTAAAAACGATACCACTCCATGCATCCATGGGTTGGGCAATCTCACGAGACGTCGAAGGTCGTGAGCAGGATGTCGCCGGTTTCGTCATCGGTAACCGACTGGCCACCAAGAACGGTGTAACTGAGGCAGGTATCTCCTCTCGAATTAAGGTTGAGTCGAAAGAGTGCCACTCGCGTGGTAGCCTCGACCGGTGGGTTAGTGCAACCGAGATGCTGGCTCGCCCAGGCTTCGAGATGCAGGCGTTTGTCCTGATGTGCGGCTTCGGATCGCCATTCATGCGTTACCAAGGTATGGCCAGCGCCACAGCGATCTCTCTGCTTGGCGAGACGGGTGCGGGGAAAACGTCGGTCGGCAGTTTTGCCGCCTCTATTTGGGGCTACCCGAAAGACATGTTGCGCAACTGGACTGACACAAAGAATTCGCTTCGAGCTCACGTATCGAAGTACAAGAATATCCCCGTCTTGATTGACGAATGTACCGACGCTGTCCCAGAAGAGATCAGCCACTTCATCTACGACTTCTCCAACGGTAAGGACAAATCCCGCCTGAAGTCTGACGCCACCAGTGCTAATGTGGACCGCATTCGTCACGCGATGATCGGCATCTTCACAACCAACACTTCTCTGTTGGAGAAGACCAAGGCGTTCAAGGCTGACAATTCCCCTCTCGCCGCACGCATCATGGAGTTCCGCATCGAGAAGAACCACGTGTGGCAAGACTTCTGCGGCGAAGTGCTGTCCGACCTTTTTGAAAGCGACTACGGTCTGGCCGGCGAAGTATTCATGACCTGGGTTCTGAACAATGAGGAGCTGGTTCAGGAAAAGGTTAAGCAGATGAAAGAGCAACTGTCGGCTGCGTCGGGTGTGCCACGCGAAGGTCGTTTCTGGATCGGTGCTGCAGCATCGGCTGTCGTCGGAGGCATCATCGCCAAGCAGTTGGGACTGATCAAGTTCGACCTCGAGCCCGTCATCGTGTGGTTGATCCAATACCTCAAGGACAACGCGTTCAAGCTTCGCAACGGTACCTGCGATCCCATCGAGACGATGGGGTCATTCTTGGCAGAACATACCGGTAAGATCATCACGGCGACCAAATGTGTGAACGGGGTGTACACCGTGCTCGAGTCAACAACACCTCGCGTTGCTGCGGTGGGGCGCTATGAACAATTCCTCGATCGACTGTACATCCACAAGTCGGCACTGGAGAAGTGGATCACATCGAAGCACCTGAACGTGGACTTCATCGTCGGTCGGCTAACCACCAGCAATATCATGGAACGTCAGACGGACCGTGTGAACTTGATGCAAGGGGTGAACGGAGCTCCACCGATGATTGTCCCGTGCTACAGGATTGTGGCCAGCAAGTTAGGTGGCGGGGCGCTTATCAGTGAGATTGCGGATGCCAAATAGCCCAATCGGTGAAGCTTGCGGGAAGCTATTGCAGAAGATGCTGATGGCTTCTTACGCCTACTACCAACTGCACAAGTCAGTAATGCCAGACGAAGAGTACGATAATATCTGCAAACTGCTGTTGAAGTACTGGGAAGAATTCGAACATATCCATAAACACTTGGTCACAAAAGAAGATTTAGAAGCGGGTACGCTCTACGCATTACCAGAGGTTGAATACCCGCTTCGAGTTAAGTTTGGCGCTGAAAAGTGGCTTAGCGCCCTGTGCCAATCGTAAGTGACAATGGCTTTTCGGATTGATCATCTGCTTCGAAAGACCAATCTTCATCTTTATTCTTACCAGTAGGTCCGACCGGAGCGGCAAGTAACTCTTCTTCGCTCGGCAGCACCCAATCATCGACCACCGGAGAGGTAGCTTCTGCAGAGGGCTCCTTCGGCTCCTGACGACGCGTTGTGTACACTTGATCGATCGAATTAACGATGGTCGGAAGCATGCGCTGTGAAGAGCTGCCAGAGTGTGCAAACGGGTTGGCCATCAGATCGCCGTAATACTTACTTGGGTTGGCCAGGTACTCACCGTACAAGTTCTCGCGAGCAGGGTTGTGACGCACGAAGTCAGCGATATGCTCACCCAAACGCGTAGCACGACCCATCAAGAATGGATTCACACCCGCAGCCGCACCACCCAGAGCACCGACGTTGGCCAATTCTCCATTACTGAAGTCAAGGTTCAACTTCTGGTCTGCGGCAGCTCGCGTCAAGTTAACATCTGATTCTGCCAAGGCGCGTCGAGCAGCTTCCGTTTGAGCAAGATTACCTTCGATGACTGCACCTGCATTCGGGTTAACCTGAGACACGTCGTCCAATGTAGATCGAACGAGCGCCTGCTCTTCCGGAGTACCGGTGACTGCACGTTTGATGTATGCAGACGGATTATCTTTGAGCTTGGTGAGCTCTTGTACCCTAGGAGATGCGGCTTCCACATCGCGAGTGATGGTTGAGGCGATCTGATCGATGTCGTTACGTGGAATACCAATGCGCTCGGCAAAGCGAGTTGCTGCGGTCACCTCTGCACGAGCGGCGGCTACGTTACGAACAACCTCTTCCGGCTTAGCTCCAGCCTTCCAAGCTTTATCAGCGATGGCGTCACCGAGTGCATCAGTGAAGAGAGTTCTCAGTTCATCAGGGGAGCTATTACGGCTAAACAGGTCGGCCAACTCATCGGCATGCTCACCTTGGTTTTGACCAGTGAATACCTTTTTGATGTGATCTGTCAGGAACTGACGAGCTTTGTCTGCGTCGCGAATCTCCATCGCTTTACCGTACGGGCTGGATGGGTCGGACAATGTGCGCCAAACGATATTTTGTTCTTTTGCAACATCCAGTTGTTGCTTGACGTATGGATTTTGCTCGATGGTGTCGTCAATAGCCTTTTGGAGTTTACCCAGCAGCCAACGGCCGGTCGGGGTGAGCGACTCGTACATACTGTTTAGGTATTTAGACTGCTCCATCAAGTCACCAACAGCGATTCGATTCGGTACGTTGACCGCACCGACCGACGGAGCAGTGAGTTCTGGTGGCATCGGAGGTTCAGGAATACGCATCGAACGTGCATGCGCCACATCCTGCTGGTACTTGGCCAACAGCTGAGCGTTAACGGCGTCGTTTGCACCCTGCTGAGCGGCTGCGGTGGCATCCAGATTAGCACCGAGTACACGGTCCATTTCCGCACGGATCGACTTGAAGGTTTCACCCAGACCACCGTTGAGTGCGGCAGAGGCTTTCTTGTCTCGCAGGATGTCCTGCCATGCTTTGTGCAGCGGCGTAGCGTCAACTGCGCCGAGCTTGGTTGCATCACCTAGATTGGCATACAAATCATTCTTCAGCTGGCGCTCGGTGAACATCAAGTCCATGATGCGATCAGCCATATTTCTGAAGCCGCTACCACTCCCTGGGAGCCTAGACAACAAATCTTCAGCAGCCGATCGAGCTACACTGGTGGCATCAGTGGACACCTGCTGAAGATTAACACCTTCGACGGGCATACCTTCAACGGTACGCACATTAGCCGCACGGTTCTCGAGTGCCGTTCTTGCGCCGGTCGGACTGGCCAACATCGCTTTTGTAGCACCCGCATTACGGTAAGCATCGTTTGCCGTGCTACGCAGCGTGTTACCAGACGGTGGAGCCATATCTTGCAGGGGCATCCGTAGACCTTCTTGCCCAGGGCTAGATCGGAACCCAGTAGCGGTACCCAGTCGGTTCTGAACGGATCGCAGCGCACCCTCTTTAACACCGACGTCGCCACGAGGCATCATGTGGCCACCGAGGATAGGCAAAACAACCCGAGCCGCCGTTGCAGCCCCAGAGTTATTACCTTGATCCAATCCGGACGCAAACGGTTCGACCGATGCAGGCAGACCTACATCATAGGTTCCAATCTGGCGAATCACGTTATTCAGCGCAGGAACACTCGTTTTGGCGGCATTGATTAGCTGCGGCAGACGAGCCATTGTGCCGAATGTACCACCCGATGTGGCCGCACCAACAGTGTCTTCAAACGTCTTTTGCCAGCCGGTAGCAGGGGCCATACCTTGGTCATTTAAGATATGGTACTTTCGAGCTAAGTCATATGCATGTTCCGTATCACTACCAAACTCGTATGACGGCAGGCCAGGGATCATGGAAACTGCTTTTTTACTGAGCTCCCACGGGAACATCGGTGTGCCAATCAAAGCTTTATTGACGGCCGTTAGCGCCCCTTGGCCCCAGGGGCGAGACTTCTTACCCGTAACCAAATCACTCAACGTTTGTGTGCTAACTGGATCACCCATTATTCTGCTCCGGTCTTAAGCTTTTCTCTCATGCGAGTATTATATGCGTTAAGCGCCTTGATTGTTAGCGTCTGCTTCCGTTTAGCTTCTTCCGGAGAGTCATCCTTAGAAGGCTTGTATTTGGAGCCCTGCTCGGTACCCCAGAACGTCTTGGCAGCTTCGTCATACGGAAGCACCTTCTTATTCGGCATGAACACGGATTCCGGAGCACCAGCCTGCTTCAGTTTAGAGTATTCTGATTCCCAGTTGCGCTCGTTACCATAAGAGTACGGGTGGTTCATATACTGCTCAGCGTAGCGCTGTTTGGTGATCGTAGCGTTGAGGTTATCTGCATACTGACGCATGGAAGCACGACGCTGCTCGGGTGTAAGACTGGTGTCAAAGGCGGCTTGCATAATTCGCACAAAGTCCTTGTCAGTCTGAACACCACGTTGCATCAGCTGTCCGACCAGACCCATGGCGTTAGCCGTCTGGTTCAATTTGACAAACTCAAGCATTTGATCTTTGGTCTTTTGATCCAATGGGATGCCGGCAGCAGATGCATATGAATTCAACATCTGGTTCAGACCACTCAAAGAGTTCGTCTTGGCAGGACTCTCGATCGCCGCTTCGACGAACTTCATCAGCTCTTTTGCACCCGCTGCTTGGGTGTTCAGACCTGTAAACTCATCGCTCTTAAGGTACGCTTCGCGGTCGGCTTTGATTGCCTTTTCCTGCATCTGAGGTAGGCTTGCGGTCAAAACAGGCTTCAAGTCCAGAGCTGGTGCAAACGGACTTTCCTTTACTTGATCAAACTTGACAGGAGTAATACCGGCTTCAGATGCAGTCTGCCCTGGCTTAGCTTCAAATTCGGTCTTAGGTGTGGATTTATTGGTAGCGGGATCATAGCCCCAAGCCTGACCTTGCTTCCGAAGCGCAATCATATTCGCTGTCTCGCGCTCGTAAATCGGAGTACCAACACCGGCAGCATTTGCGCGTTGTTTTGCAGCCTCATACTCAGATCGCAATGCGGATTTACCTTCAACAGAGTTGATGTCCGGAGCAGCGTTATCATACCCAGGTTCAACTTTGACAGAGGTGGTAGCGTCAACCGGCTTTGTCGCAGGAGGCTGGGTTGTAGGCAATGCATTTGCGACCGCATCGGCGTTCGGCATGAATGAACCGGCCTCTCGCAGATCGTTGACGCTGTTCAAAAACAGCTCTTGGGAACGCTGGTTAATCTTCTGAGCACGCTCTTCCGGTGTCATATTAGGCGTAACCTTTGGATCAAACTCGTTTCGAGCAGCGACAAGGCTAGACTGACGAAGTTGAGCCAGTTTTTCTGGTGTAATCGTCGCACCTTTACCCATACCTTTAATGGCAGACAACTCTTGCATGTCCAACTTCGAACGGTCGGCAATATCCTTGTAGCCCAGCTGAGACGCAGTAACCTCGTTATCGCGAACCGATTGCATGCGCTGCTGCATCAACTTGTTACCTTCAGCCACACCGCGAATCGCAGCCATGGCAGGACCGGTCTTACCGATGTTTTCAATCCAAGCATCGAAGCTGCGCTGGGACGGCATGTAACCGCCGGTTGGATCAGCACGAACCGCACCCTGCAACTGCTCAAGTGCCCCCTGACGTTGCGCTTCAAGCGCCTTCATCTCGTCCGGCGTATGGATGCGACTCAACAATAACTCTTGAATCTTCTGAGCCGGATTCTGCGCAGTGGCGGCTTGACTCAGTCCACCAACAGGCGCTTGTTGATCTTCGTATGCCATATCTATCCTTAAGCCGTTGGGCTTGTAAAGTTAAGACCAGCCCAGTCAAGCAGTTGTTGCGTCGTCGTATCATTCAACCCTTGGCCAAGCAAACTCAACACAGAACCAAGTTTCTCAGTGGTGGTAGGCGCAGCCGACGAGGTGGACACAGCCAGCGGTTGACCAGAACGCATGTTTTGGAACATAGTGCCGACCTGAGACAGAGCGGACAGCGGGTAGTTGGCCTGAGTCTGCCAGTTGGTGAAATCTTGCTGTGCGGCCGTGTTACCCATGTTCTGCCAGTTTTGGTATTGCGTAGCCGCTTGGTTCTGAGCACCCATTAAGGTATTTGCGTTGGTGTTCATCAGATTCTGCTGCTGATCGCGAATAGCGCGATTCATGAAATCTGCATTTCGACTGGAACCGAACTGACCCGCGCCCGTAAACGTAGAGTTGAGCTGCGGGATGACGTTCTCGAACAAGTTCTGATTGGACTGCTGAGTGTTCGCATTGACCACGTTTTGGGTATACGGGTTCATGAACTGCTGCTGCTTGTTCGGATCGTATTGCGCAAATTGACCCAGAGCACCTTGGCCAGGGGTGGTGTCGTACCAATTGTTGGCAATATCGTTGATATAGCCATTCTGACCAAGGAGGTCTTGTACGCCACCCGCAAACTGCGAGCCGGTCGATGAGTAATATTCTGGTTGCTGGTAGCTTACAGTTTGACCAGCGGTGGGGAGTGCGTCAGCCATTATGCGGCCCCTTTCATGTACTGCAGCGGCGACTTAGCCGCAGGAGGAATTTTACCAGAAGGTGCGGAACGTTTGTGAGAGCGAACGGCTTGACGCATTTGATCAAGCTTATCAGCACCAGCTTCAGTGTTACCGTCACCCAGAGCAGACACGACGTCCGCATCCACTACATATTCACCGTGAGACAATTTGGCATCCACCTTGTCGGATTGACCGGTCGAAGCACCTTGCAGAAGGCCAAGTGCTCCCTTTTTGGTGCCGGAGCCACCCACCGCGCCACCCGTAGCCATCTTGCGACCTGATCCAGCTTTACGACCGACAGACCAAGCCTGAGCACCACGATCGCCGATAGCATCCGGAGCCTTACCTCCGCCACCCGCGAGAATACCGTACGCTTGTAGCGCCTTTTCAAGGATGGAAGACTCTCGTGCCTGCGTTTCGGTCACCGAGCCGTCGGCGTTACGACGGTATGTCTTTGCGCCATTAGTGCCAGGTTTCATCATGTTCAGAGCACCTTGAAGCAACTTTTGACCAACGCTACGGTTGTCCGCACGGTATTCATCGGGGGATGCAACGGCTGATTCTTTGTTGTAGGCGTCCGGCTCTACGAAGCCACCAAGGAGCTTCATGTCCTGCAACATCTTAATCTTTTCGGGCGTGGACAGATCGTCGCGAGCGCTGATATTGTCAATCAAACCTTGTTCAGTGGCAGATTGCTTCCAGAGCGGGTTAACGACTTCGCCTTCCGGTAGCTTCATGTCACCATAGATGCCAGAAGAGTAAATGTTTGAGGCCGATGGTTGACTATCAATAGAGATCGGAGCGAGCTGCTCGTCTTCCGACTTGACACCGCCAACGTTCATGGACTGAAGTTCTTCCGGAGTGAACTCACCTCGCGGAGTGGAAATGTAGCCATTCTCGCTGATCCGACTGGTGGCAGGGTCAATACCCTTCGCAGTCAAGATAGACGCGACGTCAGGAGGAATTTGAGATTGGTACTGTTCGATCGCCAGTTGGTCAGCCAGACCCATCGGGGACTGAGATTGGAACATCAGAGACTCTGGCGTCGGAACATCATACGAGGAGATACCAAGGGATGACAGAATGTCTGAGTCATTCCAATCGAACGACGGCATATCCAGCTGGAAAGAACTGGGGTCGAACTGGCCGGCATCGTAATAATTGGTAAAGTCCAGACCATCCCCAGACGGGTAGTAAGAGGTGTCCGGTACATTCCAGTCGTAGCTGTTATCTTCCCAACCCATAATTCAATCCTTTACTTGCCGAGTTGACGGCGTTTGTTCTTCAAAAGTTGCTGTGCAATGGTTGATACACCATTAATTGGATTCAAAGTGTTTCCACCGTACGACGACATTGCATTCAAACCGCCGCTCAGTGCACCCATTCCGACATCATTCCCAGTTAAGGCTGCGCCACCGATGCCTGAGCCGATACCTGCCAGAGCTTTTGTCATTGCTGGAGACAGGTCGAGTGATCCGGCCAGATTACCACCAAGGTAACCACCAGCGCCGCTACCTAAGCCGCCAGCCAGAGCAGTACCGAAGTCTTGGCCACCCAGTACACCCATGCCGGTACCTAGCGTGGTGTTGCCGAGCGCCTTGATCATCTCTGGACTGAGACCTAATCCGGTGAAGTCGTTGATCGCCCCTCCGACCGATCCGGCAATGTCCGTGCCCGTGTATGCACCGTATGCACCAAGTGCTGCACCCGCCATGGCCAGGGGGCTACCGGATTTGATTGCGTTGTAAGCATCGTATGCGTACGCTACCGGAGCAAGCGGGGTGAACTTCAATACCGTGCTGACCATCGGTAAGATGTCGCTGAAGAAGCCACCACTATGCGACTGAATCTGACGGGCCGAGGTGAACTGAGAGTCGATGTCCTTACCGGCGTTAGTCAGATAATCTGTGACATTGGTCGGTAGGTCTTTACCGTACGCTTGTTTGTAGAAGTTAGACAACGTGTCCATGTACTGAGGGACAGCGTCATAGTAACCCATACTGTAAGGCGCGGTGCCCGACTGGAAGCTCTTGTTATATAGGTTACCCGCAGTAATCCCAGCCAGTTTTGTCATCTCGTCGTTGGTTAGTCCGAGCGACTTTGCCGTATTCTCAAATACCTGTTGCACCGGCTTAGAGGTATATAACGAGTCGTATTGCCCCAGGAGTTGGCTGTATGCGGGGTTGTGCGGGATAATCTCGTTGGACTGCGGCAGCAGTGAGACGACATCTTGCCAATTTAAATGTTGACCACCGAGGGTGCTTTGAAGCAGACCCGCTTTTGTGTAAGACGGCGTGCCAGACATATCCAGAACTGGATTACCGTTAGCATCATATTTTGTTGACTGCTCGCCGTAGTTGTTGGTGTATGTTTCATAAACGGGGTCGCCGTAAGAGTTCACCTTGACGTTCGGCGTACTGTACGTGGTGCCGTATTTCGCCAAATCAGACGGACTTAAGCCATATTGCTGAAGGAGTGAGTCGAAAATCGGCGTATCGCGAGCACTCAGTTCATCTTGGAGTGACGTCAGATCATAAATATCTTTGCCACCCATTTTACCGAGTGACTTGGTATCCTCTGACAGCGGCGTGTTGGTCAACCCAAGGGTGTCAAGTGTAGTGAAGTTCGATGTGGCCGACTTGAAGTCTTCAGGCTTGAAGAACAGGTTACCGTTGGCATTTAACGCGGCTTTAGGTGCGAGATAGTTTGCCAGATCACCCAGACTGGACGTGTTATAGACGCTGTACTGCTTCAAACGATCGGAAATCACCTGAGAATCACCGGTATAAGTTTGCTGCTGAAAGCTATTCGCGGTCGGTTTGGCCGTCAACAGGTCGGACAGAAGCGGTACGGCCCCACCAAGAGACGTGTTTGTGTACGTCTGAATTCCAGACACAGGCGTGGTTACGCTGGTCGGATTGGGTGTTACGAATGAGTTGGTTCCCTGATACGAATTCATCAATTAACTCCGAACATCTCCGGGCTCGGTGTGAAGAATTACACGACCCATCTCAAAATCCCCGTTGATTGTGTTGCTAGAGAACCGAAGTCGTATCTGCCTTCTTTGTTCACGTAAATCGATTTTACCCGTTCTATACCCAAAAGTAAATGGTTCGCTGTACGTGTCATCCTGCTGTGCAAACTCTCGACCAGCCACCTCAACGGTCATGTCACCGTTCTGGATAAAGTCCGGCTCAATTCGAATCAATCGGGTCCAGCGGTTTATACCTTTAATGTTGTTCTGCTGCGAACCACCGGTAGGGTATCCAAAGTCTGAAGTTTCGAAGTGTGCAGGGATGGCCAGCTCGTTGCCAACCGTCACAGCATTCTTGCCCTTCTCATGGATGTAGCTTGAGTGAACCTCGGTCGTTGCGCTAATAACGCCTGTACCCGATCTGGAGTTGTTCACCAGCGTCTCACCTACGCCAAGCAGTGCTGTGCGCCCTGGGGACAGGGGTGTTTTGACAAGCAACGATGTGGCACTTTCGACTGTGTGTACCTCGCAAACCGTGTTGGTGTTGTTGCCTGTGCAGATGTCGCCACTTTGAAACGAACCCGTTACGCCAGTAAGTGCAACCCGTGTCAGTGCATTGGATGAGTCACCAGACCAAACTGGATAATGGAACACCTGAGAGTAGTAGCCGGCCGTGCGGGACAGCTCGAAGTCGTACCACGTCTTGAGATTGATATTGAAGACGATAGCTCGGTTGCACTCCGTGGAATCTCCGAACGGGAAGAACCAAATGATCTCGCCGAAACGAGGTACTTTCGTCGCCCAAATCTTCTGGCGGTGTTCGAAATTCACGTTGTCAAAGAACCAGTTTTTGTTCAACTCGTTTGGCAACTCAATCACTTTGCCGCCGGTATATGCCATGAATCGGTCAACGCCAATCCACATGTAGTCGCCGTCATACTCGATGACTGAGTTTTGAGACAGGATACTGGTCTGGGCCGACACGACTGAGAATTTGAAGATGGCCGCACCGCCGACGTAATCCATACGCAACAGGGTATCCAGTGACCACAATAGCGCGGCAGGACCGGAGCCTGAGCGGAGCGGCAGCGCCTTGACTACTTTTGCACCCGTGACTCGGTCGGAGCCGGCATCACCGCCAGTGAGCGTTTGCGGCTGATTTACATCAGACCAACCGACTAGGCCGTCGGAGCCGTAATAAACAAGGTACGGACCAACCGCACATACACCACCGGACACTGACAAGCCTGAGATAGGTACAAGCGCCGTGGTGTCGCTAATAACGCCGTAGTACACTTGTGAGGTATTTGGGTCGTCAATGTTAGACAGAGAGGATGCGCGATGCGCGATCAGGATTGTGTTCTGGCTACCAACGGCGTCATCGTACATGGTCTCCAGCGTCCACACACCATCGAAGGTTGGCATGCCGGCAGGTGTGCGATCATAGCTTGGACCAGCCCCACCGTTCTTGTCAATGTTGGCTTGAGTGATGCCGTACTTAGAAGCGGCAATGACTTCGTTCAGGTCACCGCGAGTCCACACCTGAAGCGCTCGAATCGGGCCTGCCAGAGGCGTGTTGATCTCTTGGTACCCGCCCATTTTCTTCGGGCGACCTTCTTTACGAATGAATCGACACCACTGAGCATCCACGAAGTTGTCACCATCCAAGTTGGTGCCGTCACGCTTTACCCCTGGAAGGGTGGTAATCTGGAAGACTTCTTTGATTTCAGCCATATTAAACCTGTACGTATCCAACACCTTTTAGAGCAAGAAGTCTAACAGGTGAATAAGAAGAGGTGATGTCGATATGCGTTGTGCCGTTGATGGTTTCACCACCCGACGGATAGATGGACAAATTATGCGCCCCGCCGTCTCGTAGAAGCACAATGACTCTATTACCTCTGGCTAACGGCAGCGTCGCCGTCACTGCGGCAGGTGTAGTCACGATGTAGTAATCAACTGACAAGTCTACGGTAAAGTCCGCTGCTCGATACTCGACACGGGTGACACCTTGAAGACCATGTAAGAAGTCCTGGGTGGGTTGCCGGTCGGACGAGTGCCAGTGGCTAAAGCAATCACCACCTTGCACAAGAGAGAAGTCGTCTTGTGGATTCATTTTGCCAAGTTAGCAAACGGTCGGCAGGACAGGCACAGCGCCTGTGAGCCTTCGTAGACATCGTTGGGGTCCATCCAGTTCTTGTAGGCTTCTGAATCTACACCGTACAGCTTGAATCCGATGTAACCGCCACGATTAGAGAACGGCCAACGCCATGCAATGAACGGAAGAATAGGAAGGCTGACGTACTTCTTCCACACTTTCGTAGGATATGGTGGCGTGAACCAGTTGCCTCCTATCTGCACCGGATCATTGATCTGACCAGAGTACAGACGGAAGATAAAACGACGGCCACCGAGTTCAGGCAGAGGATCGCTTAACGGTCGATCGTAGTCGTTGCGGTATCTACAAGTGACGTTCATTCTGGCATCCAAAGCGGAGGCGAATCTTCAGGAATAGGTGGAGCCGGATCAACAAACACATCAGCTACCGGATCGTAGATAAATCCTTGTGCCGGATAGCAGCCACGAATCTTTGCGTTATAGCTGCACTGAATCCACGTTCCACCAAGACCTAGATCGTTGGCTAGGAAGTCATGCCCACGATGTTCCTGATCGTCACCGACTACCAGAACGCGAAGAACAATGTTGTTTTGGTCAATTTCTGCGAAGTGTGCCATTAGATTAAGTACCTCACGACAACGATTCCAGAGCCACCGGACCCACCACCAATGCCTGTTCCTTCGTGACCACCGCCGCCACCACCGCCTGTGTTAGCAGTACCACTAGCACCGCCAGCACCGGCAGAGTGAGAGCCTGCACCGCCACCGTAAGAAGCAGTACCACCGGAACCTGCTGAATAGTCAGAGCCACCACCGCCACCACCGACGTTCAGTCCGAACACGGTTACACCTGCACCACCGTTACCTGATGACGTTCCAGAAGAGTTGCCACCAACACCGCCAGCACCGCCGCCGCCTGCGCCGTAGTAAATAACACCGCAGTCACCACCGGCATAACCTTGACCTGCAACACCAGTACCACCTACGGCTCCTGGAGCAATAGCACCGCCGCCACCAGAGCCACCGTTTGCACCGTTGTAGATTGGAGCGGAGCCGTTATTCATTGAACCACCGCCACCACCACCTGTAGCTGTGATCGTGTCAAACGTGGAATTAGTACCGTTTGATCCTTTAGCTGTTCTGATTTCAGAACCAGCACCACCGCCGCCTACAGTTACCGAGTAACTTCCAACCGACTTATTAGTGAGCGTTCCCGTCAATACACCGCCAGCACCACCACCACCGGCCTGAATGGAGCCACCGCCACCACCGCCAGCCACTACAAGATACTCAACGTCACCAGAGCCGCCAGTAATCTCAAATGTGCCGCTAGAGGTGAATGTGTGAATCTTGTAAGAGCCTGCCGTAGTGATCGTTCCACCAGTTGCAGAAATCTTAGCTGCACCGATAGACGCAATAACCTGCATGATCGCGCTCATGTTAGGTAAGCCCCGTTCCAGAAATAATCCACTCTGTCGATGTAACCTTGATCGCAGTAGCTAGGCCGTTAGCAGCAAGAGTCCTAGAACCAGTAGTGCCTGCACCTGCGAGGCGAAGCGTGTCAGAGTTAATAGAGATAGTTACAACGCCAGCACCATTCTGGTTGATGAACGTCAAAGCCGTGCCGATTGGATAAGCTACGGAAGCATTCGCCGGAATCGTGAAAGTCCGCGCAGTCGTGTCAGCAGACGGGTGGAGGATATGCTTCTGTGCGTCAGTCGCTACGAGCGTGTATGCCGTGCTTTGCGAGTTCTGCGGAATGTTGGAGAACAGTTGAGCGTCATAGGCTTGGACGGTTGAACCAATCGCAGCCGGAGCAAGGTAGTCAGTACCCGCTACAGCAGCTGTCAGTGCGTTAGCACCGTTACCCTTGGCAATGCCAGAGATTGTACCGATCGGCGCTTGATAGTCTGTACCTGCTACAGCGTTGGCCAGGGCTCCGCCAGAATTAGCTTTCAAAATCGACGTCCCGCTCGGCGGGGCAAGGTAGTCAGTACCAGCTGTTGCTGCACTAAACGCGGATGTACCGTTGCCCTTAACAATACCTGTCAAAGTAGATACACCGGTTCCACCGTCAGCTACTGCCAAATCGGTCGTCAGTGAAATTGAGGTGAATGCCCCCGTGCTCGGCGTCGTGGAGCCGATGGGTGTATTTTGCAAGCTGGTCAGCGTAGTGCCGCTCGTTGTAAAGCTACCTGCATTGCTGCCATTGACCGTCACGCCGACGCCGTTCGTTCCGACCTTATAAAGACCGCTGTTCGTCTGCGTAGCGAAATACAGGGATGGGGCGGACACCGTACCATCGGTCAAACTCAGTGAGCTATTGGCCACAGCAGATTGTGCGGACAACACATTCGTACCATCACAAATTGCGATAATGCGAGCACCCTGGCTGATACCAACGCCTGAGCCGGCAAGTGTCTTCAAGGTGATCGTCTGTGCGGTCGAGATGTTCGAATAGGTGTAATAAACCGCCACCACAGAAGGGGCGATGACCGTTACAGCGCCAGCAGGGTTGCCGATGAAAGTGATCAGCTTGTTAGACGCCTCTGCTGCAGTCAGCGTGATCGTACCGCCGGCACTGACATCCTTGGTGAGCTGGGTAAACTGGTAAAGAACCGAGCGGCCGTAACCAACCGAGTACCACAACGTGCCCGTGCACAGAAGGATCAAGGACTCAGACGGTTGCACTTGCAACGTGGACAGGCCATCAATCGTTTCCGTAGTTGACGGGTCAATCGTCAGCGTACCGGTACCGTCGTTGCGGATCAAGACAAAGAAATCATCACCCAACGTGGAGGCAGCTGTCAGATTGAATGTAGCTGAGCCGCCAGTGAATACAACCAGTTTTGAACGGTAGGTGGAACCAATCGTAATGCCCGACGCCGTTGGGACGACAGGGTGGGATTGGTTCAGCGTGTTACCGATCGCTTTTACACCATAACCGACAAGGCTTGCTGCATCTGCGGTCGATGTCCCTACGCCGAAACCGATAACTCCGAACACACCAGCAGAGGTCGTATTGTCGGTCAAGTAAAAGTACGAAGCGGCACCGGATGCTACCGTTGCAACCGTGACCCCACCGGCACTCTTAACCGTAAGGGCATTAGCACCAACGTTGCGGATCAGGAAGTCCTCACCGGTAGACACTTGTGTCGCATCAGGGAGCGTAAGCGCATTACCTGCATCGCAAGAGACGTTGTTAATCTTGGCCAGGGTTGTCGATGTGGAGTCCGCATTGTACGGCCAGACAACCGTAGTATCTGTCGTGATCGTCAGCGCATGGTAACCTAACTCACTGGGTGGGAGCGTATTGGCTCCAAAAACGTCTACATAACTCATTAAGGCTGACTCCTTACAACTGCGCTATCCATAACGCGAGATTCATCTTCTTTCGTAATCGCAGCCATGGCGCGATCGTACAAACCTTGAAACTCAGGAATACGCTCTGAAGTCTTCAAGAACGGCATCGCTTCCATCATGGTTGCGTAGAGTAACAACTGTGGTGCGTATTGGGTAGTCCAATTTGTCTGGTTCTCAGCACTGAGCGGAATCGGCCGTTCGTAATATTGTAGTTCAAACGGGTACGCTTGGTCCGGAGTTGCTGCCAGAAAGAAGTGCTCGTAGTCATAATCTGCATAATACTTAGGCAGTGCCGTCAGCGCCGCATTTGGCCAAAAACTACGGCAATACTCATATTCTCGGCTGTAAAGATAACGTCTCGTGGTACCGTCGAGGAGGCTAAAACTTTTCGTCTTGCGCCAACGGGTCGGTTTCTCAAGCGTGTTCCCGTTAAGCGTACCGGTCACGGTGCGAACAAAGCCGAACGGCTTAGACTCGGAAGCAATGCGATTTTCAGCCATCATGATCAGACGCGGAATCTGATTCAAAAACGGTTCGTCCGATCGCTCAGAATAATCCTTGATATCTTGAACTAAGCTGTCATACGTAAGTGCTTCAGCCATCGGTTACTCCAAATTCTCGTCTGGGCGCGGATAGCGCAGTGTAATGTTCTCAGTCTTGCGAGCCGGCAAGCGCCATGGGTCTTTAACATCCCAGCAGTCCTTGCAGACACGCAGCCCAGGAGAGTTACCATCTGGGCGTAATTCATCGTAGCTCATTTTGAGCTTGCAGCGGTCGCACACCGCAATCGCAGCCGTACCTTTAGTGGATACTGGATGGTACAAGCTCATTTTTTAGCACCCCGCTTTGCAGCCTCGGATCGACGTGCTGTTGCTTCCGGAGAGCGGTCAGCCTTTCTCGACTTACCATTAATTCTACCAAGTTCCCATCCAAGTGGTACACCACACACTAAACGGATAAGAGACTCTGTTTCTCCATTAGTAATCCACACCTTACCTTTGGTACTTTGCGAAGTCTTCAACTTGGATGAATCTTTATGAGTTTTACCATACATCGGGTGATTTTCTCCGCGTTGGGCATTACTCATGTTCACCTTGGCCTCAGGCGTATGCTTGCGACCCATGTTCGCTCTGCTGATTTTGCGACGAGTCTCCTGTGTAGGGACATAACCAAGCAGGTGTGTATTGCCGAGACGAGCTTTGGACAGCTTCGCACGAGACTCTTCAGAGAACACCAAACCTTTAACGCCGTCACCTCCGTCGGTGTAATTCACCAATGGACCATCGTGTAAATCTTTACGACCTATTTCTGAAATAAGAAATATTTCAAACTCTTTGCAAAGATCATAGTCTTCTGTGGACTCCACAACCACCCTGTACCAGTCTTTGTATTTCTTGCAAACATTGGAGTGATGACGGTTTCTACGGGCAACTTTGACTCTACGTGCAGAACCGATCCCCACATAAAATGGGGTACCGTTAGGCTTAAAATCAATATACACGTGGTTCATCGGGTATATACACCTATCGCAGGGCTGTAATAAATAGGTGCATCATCACTTTCGTCACGCTCAACTTCAATTGTCATAGCGTCAGCCATACCCTTAACCTCTTGACGGCGTGCGGGGTCAACCCCAGGCAGCTCGAATGCTAGGCGCAGTGCCAAATGCCAGCAGATTGCTTCATACCAACGGGCAGGGATTTCCAACTCTTGAGTCAGCGTACCGACGTCTTGAATCTGGCGGTAGCGGAACAGCACCAAGTGACGGGTAGCATCGGACGGCACTGGCCACACGGTTAGCTGAGGGGTGATCAGCTTCTCGAAGTAATAGTTGGTGACTGTGTTGGACTGTTGCGTCTTGTTCGGTTGGTTGGCATAGTCGTCGCGGTTGAACTTGGCCACCATGACTTCTTTGACTTCTGTCACCAGCGTGAACTGGGTCACGGTAATACCGGTCGCACTATGCACGCGGAAGTAAGCCGCAGTGACGGAAGGGTCAACGTCGTACCAACCGAGGGTGCCCGAAGCAGCTACTTCTGTGAACGTCTCAGCAATGGTCCAAGTAACGCCGTCGGCGGACGATTCAAAGGTGAACGAAGTGGGCGAAACGCTAAACTTTACACCGAAGCGGACCACGGGAGAGGCTGTCGTCAGAGTGGTGGTGTAGTTATTTGCATCAGAAGTGTCCGTACCCGTAACGAGGGTCGGCGTGGCATGAAGCAGGTTGAGGACCACTTGGGTGCCGATCGGCAACTGATAGGTCGCCTTGGCCACTTCCAACGCCATGAGCTTCTTGTCTACACACCAAAGGTTCAAACCTCGGTTGGACAAGCTCATCAAGAGCATAAACAAGCTCTCGGTGGCAGTATCTACAGACTCAGGGGTCAGCGTAGCAGGGAGCAAGCCACAGCGACGAACAGCCTTTTCCAACAGGTTCGAGGTCTTGATGGTAGTTGAACCGATTGTTCCAGAAGTCGCCATGAGCTTAGTCCTTGATTTTTACTGATTATACCATAAAGTTACATCGAGGTAACGGGCACCACTTGCTCATAACCTTCAGCTTGGCAATCGACGTAACACTCGATGACGGAACAAAGCGCCGTGCATTCTTCCAGCGTTGGGCATTCCAGATCAGGCCAGCGGCTTGCGTAGTCTGCTGACACCATCGCGTAAAGTTCTTCGGGGATAGCCAGCAGCATGGCCGCGTTCTGGGCGAACGATGCAACGCATGAAGTCGAATAGCTTGCGAACTCGACACCGGCCTTCGTCACGCGAGACTGAAAAGCATCATACCCGCCGACATCTGGATCGAGCGCACGGCTAACACGCTTGGCAATATCCAGTGCGTCAAGCGGCACGATCAGTGTGATGGTGTGGTCGTAGTTCATTGTGTTACCTCTGCCATCTTTCGGAGTATCTCGGCTGGTTCATGTGGATCGTAAAACCCATTTCCATCATCACGCCTATCAAACTCAGCAGCCCCATCCAGCAAGCCTTGGCGGTAGAAGTGTTTGGCTAATTCAGTAAGGCCGTGCTTGCACGAAACCTTTGTGAATCCATCTTCTGCGTAGATCATCCCTGTTGCGGGTTCGACAGAAAAACCACATTCAAGCGCCGCCTCAATAATCTGTTCGTTTGTCATTCTTTCTCCCTCCAGCAACAGTTATCACAGCGCACCATTTGCACCACCCAAGCGCATACGAAGAAGCCAGCGGCGAATCCGACTAAGCACCAGAAGGCGTGAGTGTCTATGATGTGGTTTAGGTAGGTCATAGGGTTACGCCTGACAAGGAAGCAACGAAGCGTTCCAGTACAAGCAGGTCTGCGTCACTGACGGTTCCCTTAATAATGACCATTGGGCCAATATTCCCTTGGAAGTAGTCATAACTTGACGCACCATACTGCCATTGACCAATAGCAGCTTGAGCAATCGTTCCCGTTCCAATAGCGGCGGTGTTAATTGCCACCTGACTTCCGTTTATACGCAGAGACTTGTTGTTACCAACTTTTCGTAGTGTTGGAACGACAGGAGTACCCACTGGAACGGCATACGAAATAGCGTAATATGCGGACGCATCATCTTTCCACGCTGCATAGTAATTCCCTGCATTGTGGTAAAGATTGATAAACGCACTCACACCGCCAGTATTCCACCCTGCAAAAATAGGTCGGCCAGATGAAGCGGCAGTTCCCGTCACGCCAGCCACAACGCAATGGTCATCACTCATCTGGAACAGAGGCGCACCCAAGCTGATACGATCATCCGTCCCATCGAACTGCCAGAAGTAATTCCCCCCGCTGCTACTCGCTGCTGCCGTGGTGGTCAGTGGGATGCCGCCGTAGGAGAGGATTTGAGAGGCTGTTAGGGTGCCTTGGAAGAGTCCGACAGATTCAACTGTTACGCTGGTTGCAGTTGTTCCATCACGATAAACAGCATACGGATAAGTAGTCGTTCCCTGCGCTGTGTAAGACTTAACGTAAAGCGTAGGCGTGGCAGTCAGCGTGATTTCTACAGTTTCATCAGCAACGGAATTGTTTGCCCCGATCTTTACTGTTCCGCTTCCTGATAGGACATAGCCGACAGTGTAAGTAGAGCCAGACACGCACCCTGATTGAATCTTATAAACACGATCAGCAAGCGCAGGAAGGCTAACAACAGAACCAGTTACAGATGCCGTTCCGAACTTTGTCCAGCTTGCATTCGTAAGATCATTGCTATACGTCAGCAGATTCACAATCCCCCTGCGCTCGACAGGCTTGAAACCTGCTGTCGATTGAGATGCGTGGATGCCGGTGACTTCGCGGACGGACGTTACGGTGACATTGAACGCAACACCGATTGCCATTGTTTGCAGCGTCAGATTGGCAATGCCGATTGTGTAGTGGAATGTGTATGTTCCAACGGAACCAGCCGTGTGCCCTGTGCCACCCGTGTCCATCCAGCGAATGCTTCCACCACTTATAGAATTAACCGTGTAAGTGATTTTGTAAGTCTTGCCGATAGCGAGGCCGGAACTCTTCACTGCAATTGTGTCGAACGTGCCAACAGATGTGCCGCTATAGGTATCACCAACTTTAGTGACGCCACTACCAGCGGAGAACGTATCCTTTAACTCACTCCCAACACTCCCCGCGCCATCCAGCACAAGACCAACAGGATTATCGACAGTCGCCGGAGTAGTGCCTGCGCTGTCTAGGTAATTGCCTGTGTGAAAGCCTGAGATGGTGTCGGAGTATGAGAGGATTTCGCGGACGGAGATGTTGTCCAACCCCATCACATCGCCGTTGGTGTAGTTTTCCGTCTGTATCCAGATACCAGTGCCAGCGGTTAGCGTGACAAGTTGATTAAATGTTCCGGTGCTTAATTGTTGCCCGTAGCTAATAGCATTTGAACTATCACGCACATTGACATAGCCAGACGATCCAGTAACTCGACGAAAATCAAACGAGACACGGTATGTCTTGCCAACCGTTGCCGGAACAACCTGACGCATCCAGCCAAAACCACCTGTTGTGGTAACTTGCAATTCGCCGCCAACGGAAGCAAACGTGCCGCTACTTAGCCAACCCGTTGTACTCGACCCATCCCCATTAACCACAAGCTCCGGCCCAAGCACAGGCGTCTGCGCTGCGGGGAGGTAGAGGTGCGCGTCACCTGCGGGGTATTTGGCGAGGATGGAGCGGACCGCCATCGGCAATGTTCGGACAACACTGGGGATAGACATTGACATGCCGATTTGCATAGCGGTACTCCTGAATCAGTAAAACGCGACGATACCCGTAGCAACAGTACCTGTTGCCCAAACTTTAGTAACCTGGACCGGCAGAACGATACCACCAGCGACACCAGATAATACCACGGCTTCAGCATCGGTTTGAAGGGCGAAGGTGACCTTGATGTCACCGCCAGAGCCGGTATAAAGACCACGCGTACATTCGATCACGGTGGCGTCGGAATTCGTAACAGCCTTCCCTTTGGAAGCTGAAATTGTTGCATCTACTTGACGATATGCCATTTTTGAAACCTCAAGCTAAAACAGGGGCCGAAGCCCCCGCTTGTATTACAACTTAGAACGAACCACCAGTGTACTGGATGGTCACCTTCGTCGTACCGGTAGCGTTAGCACCGGTAGAAGCCACGCGGACATAAACCGTGGTGTTTGCACCAACGTTGTCCATCGCACCCAACTGAGCCGCAGTGTAAGCAGCCGTCGGGCCACGGGTAATCGTCTTGACGTCGAAACCGGTGACATACTCAGTACCACCAGCAGACTGACCGACAGTCAGAGAAGCAGTGGTTGCCGTCCATGCAACGCTGGAATCAGCGTTGAAACCGAGAATGCGAGCACCCTTCGGGATCAGGAAAGAAGCATCCACGTTCGCTGCGGTAGCAGCTTGCAGGGTTACGGTCTGGGTAAATACAGCGGTACCAACACCGACGCCAGACGGCAATTCAGAGAAATTGTCGCCGGACTTTACTGCGCCTTGAAAATACGTTGCCATATACTGCACTCCTTATGAGATTAAAATGATGCGCATCTTGATCCTACCACAACTAGGTGTTTTTGTTCAAGTAATCGATGGCAGACTGTAAAAGTTCAATCGAGTCGTCGAATGATCCAAGTGCTACATTGCAATGGTGACACAGAAGGCCGCGCACTTTGTTTGAAGAATGGCAGTGGTCTACGTGTAGATTCATAACTTTGCCGTCCCTTGTAACCCGTCTCTCTGGTCTACCACATATTTTGCACAACCCATTTTGCTCGGATAGCATACGGTTGTAATCATCTAAGGTGATACCGTATGTCTTCTTCAAATTCGAGTTTCTATGATAGTCAGGGTTATTTAATCTCGCATTGCGCTGCCATTCTCGCATATAAACTTTTTTGTGTTCAGCCCCTGGTGTACCACGAGTAATGGGTTTCCAATAACAGTTGTCTGCAGAAAAAGGTTTGGTGGTATCAACCCGTGCGAGATTGAAATCTCCATCAGGCTTCGAACCAATATCTTCTACAAAATTTGAAAATTTCTTCCACCGTTCAGATAACGCCGCACCAGAATCTGTGCGCTCCATATTTCTCCATGACTGGTATAACGGGTGAGACGTTATTTTTGCATAACCCGCTATCTTTTGAAGTCCGAAAGAATCATCAGCACTACCGTGCCTTTGGACGCGTTTTCGATGTGTATCGCACAAACCTTTTGATACTGCAATCTTGGTGCAATTATGAATGCAGCATTTTTTACCGACAGGTATGTTGGACATTAAAAATCCCCTTCAGAGTTAACGTGAAGGGGACTCTATCACTTACTGGACAGAATGTCTAGTAATTTCAGTTTCCAGAATTGCCAAACATGTTGCGCCATTCGGTCCAGCCGGAGCCGAAACGCATGGTGGACTTGTAGCGGACGGAATCGGTCTCGAAGTCGCCTTCCATAGCCTTTTCCAGCTTACGACGCCAGAGAACCTTCATACCGTCGCGTGCATCAGTCTGGATGAACCATGCGTTAGCAGAGGTCAAACGAGACAGAACAACCGGCTCAAGGTTCAGGTTCTTCAACACGTTCAGGTCGTTGTTGTTGGTACCGGCACGGAGGACGGACTTCAACAGAACTTCGGACTGAATCATGTTACCTGGGTGAACGACCAGCTTCTGCGGCGTCAGGCGAATCTTCTTACCGCGAGCGTCCTGGGCTTGACGAATCTGGGTAACAGCTTGTTCCAGAGAGGTCTGCGACAGAGCAGCAGAGGTCAGAAGGTTGGACTGGGTGCCACCGACGACAGGGTGAGCGTTGGAGATCAGTTCAACTGCGTCACCACCCTTGTAGTTGCTGTTGAAAGCACGGTTCATGTGGTTAGCACAAACGGTTTCCAGCGTCTCGGTCATAGACTGAGCGAGGTGCTTGGAGAAGGTGGAACCGATACGGATATGGTCACCGTCTTCAACCAACACTTTGGTCAGGGCGAAAGCCAGACCGTAGACGTCGTAGGTGTAACGCTTGACGTACAGCTGACCACCTTCGTCATACGTAACGGCCTGACCGTCCGGCAGAACCGGAGCAGCACCGAAACCGTGCAGGACGACTTCTTCATGGTAAGCACGCGGCGTACCGTTCTCTTCCGAGAAGATAGCCTTGTATTCGTCTTTGCGCTGGTCGTAAACACCATCGAAGGACTGGTTGAGGATCGGCTCGACGATCGAGCGGAACTGGGTACTGCGAAGAATTGCACCGGCCATTTTACATTACTCCTTAGATGGCTACTTTGTTAGCGATGAACTGGTGTTGAGCAATCTTCACCAAAACAGTCGGGAACGGGTTGTTCGTGGCATCGTAGAAACCATCAGCGCCGAAGCCCACGATACGGAACTGACCTTGAGAGGCAGCAGCGATCAGGGTGGCATTCAGGTAGCTGGTAGACTGGCCAGTAGCAGAATTCGGAGCAGCGAACACGAGGTTAGCCTGAGCGCCGATGGCGGTCTGAACGTAGCCGGTACCGGTGGCACCAACTTGAACTTCGAACAGGTTGTCAGCGTCGTCATAGACGTAGGCTTTGACTTGCGTGGCAACGGTGCCAGCAACCCAGTTCTTGGAAACAGTCGGCTTACCAGAAGCGTCGATGTATTCACAACCGGCGAAAACGCCGAGGATGTCTGCACCAGCGGTAGCGATGTTGAGGGTACCATCGGTGTTCAGCAGAACTGCATCACCGTAACCGATAGCGGAGGCGTAACCAGAACCAATCGTGTACTGATTGGCGCGGGACTGACCGGTGGCGTTGTTACGCAGTACCAGGCCAGAAGGAGAGGCGGTAAGAGCCATTTGTTAATTCCTTATGAAGCGAAATGTGGTTGACGGGTCTTGCGTGCCAAACTGTCGAAACCTTCAGTCTGACCCAGCTCGCGCCCATCGCTGTCTTGTCCTTGAACAGCTGCATTTGCCTTCAACATGGTCTCTTCATCATTCGGCAGCTCGTGATGCAGGTACGACATATAGTCCTGATACAGTTCTTCCGGCAGCTTGAAAAGCACCATTTCGTTGCAAGCGATGCAACCTTCAAATTCCCCTTGCGTCACACTGTACTGAGCAAAACCTGGAATCTCGGAGACTTTAACGGGTTCATAACCCTTCTGCACGCGCTTGTAAATTGGGTCAGCGCTGCTAGTCGTAGAGAGCCAGCAATAGTGCCAGCCTGGGGTAGCAGGAGGTGTAGGCAGTACTTCTTGATTCCACTCAGAGCGCATCATGCGGCGGCGCTCTTCAATCGTCAGAGAGGTACCATCTTTAAGTTTACGATCGGCGTCAGCCGTTGCGCGATCTTCGCGGGATTGTGCACCAGCAGACTTCTTCAGTCGCTCATCAGCACCGGAAAATTTACCTTCACTCATAACAGATCGCTCCTATTAACCTTGGTTTTGTTTATCGTAATCGCGGAAACGCTTAACTGCGTCGGCACGTTGTTTCGGGTCATCCCAGATTCCTGCATCTTTGAGAGCTTGCACTCGTTCGGATGAAAGTTTGTAAGACGCCGTACTACTAGCACCTGACCCAGACTCGCGCCCAGACCCCGATACAACAGACTTCGGTTTGGTACTTTTGACATTACCACTAACTACACGATGTGGCAAGTATTTTTTAACACGGTTTTGCAATTCTTCCCAATATTCAGGCGTCGTCGGGTCCCAACCCTCTTGAGCAAGACGCTGGTCCATGGTCAACGTAATGTGGGAATCTTCGTCCTTACCTGACGGGTCATACCACTTATTGCGCTCCATCCACTGTTGTGCATGGTTGACCAGACGAGGGTCGAGCGGTTGCGGTTGAGCCTGACGCTGCTTGATCGCCTTCTCATAAGAGGTGAGCTCGTCAAACTTCCGCTGAGCCTGCATCATTTTTTCGGTCGCATCGGCGACAGCCATACCGTTACCAGCTTCGGTGGCAATACGGATTTGATCCTTGAAATGTGCGTAGGCTTGGGCGGTCTGCTTCTTGGCGTTCTCCAGCTGGGCTACTTCTGAACCGGAGTTACGGCGCTCAATCGCATCCATCTTGGCGCGGAGCTCATTGATGACGGAGTCCCGTGCAGCCAACTCTCGGCGCATGGTGTCTTCGCGCTCTTTCTGAGCCTGCTTCTTGCGGATGCGATCTTTACGACGACGTTCGCGAATTGCTTCACGTTCATTGTCATCTTCAGCATCATCGAGTTCGGAGTCATCGGAAGACTTTGCGGCACGCTCGTCTTCATCAGAAGTATCACCCTCTTGGTAATCTTGCTCGGACCCGTGATCTTCGGCGTCCTCGTGATCCGCCTCGGGTGCTTGAGATTTAATCTCTTCGCCGGACTCCAAATCGACTTCAATGTCTTGTTCTGCCATCGTTGCTCTCCTTAAAGAATTTCATCGAGTTCTTCATACGCGTCAGGGTCAACCTTAGCGATGATCTCGTGGTCTGAGAAAATACAAAATACAGCGGTATCTTCGGTCCCTGGGATTTTCCGCTCGAAACGGTCCCCGCCAAACTTAGGGATACGAACGTACTCACCTGGGCGGCACCACACACCCTCTGGCCACTGATTACCGTTATCGCGATTGCGATAGGCGATCGGACCCAGCCAAACAACTTTGGCCATCTGCGTGGTGGATTTATTGAAGACCTTGGTGTCTTCGACTAGCACGATACCGCTGGCAGTCTTCTCTCGAACAGTGCGTAACTGAACGAGAACGCGAGCACCCATGGGGTACACACCTGGGGACACTTCAGGAAATGCATCCTGTAGCGTTGAAGCAGGAATCATACGATTCTCCTAATGTAGCCTCTGGAAAACCGTCCCGTGAAGTCTGAGGCAAACTTCCTCCCCCGTCGGAGAGTGGGACGGCTAAATCTTAATCCTCTTCGTTTCCTTTGAGGACTTCATCAATGATGTCCAGCGCTTCCTGCAGACCACGGTACTTACCAACCTGCTCGATATATTCATCGTGCGATAGTGGTCGATAGGCCACCGAAGCGTCAGCAACTCGGCGCTGTTCATCCTTAATGAGTTTGATTACTTGAGCAATCATTCAGCAGCAGGTTCTTCCGCAGCAGCCTTCTTGGAAGATTTCTTGGTGACGACTTCAACAACCGTCACTTCAGATGCTGGCGTACCAAAACGCATCGTCTTGTACTCGTCGGCCGACATATCGATCGATTCGATCAGTTCCTCTTTAGAACCGTCATTCCACGTTACTTTGAGTTGTGCCATGCTTACTTAACCTTTCCGCCACATTTGTGTTTTTCCACCCGTTCCACCTTGGCACGAGCCTTCGGAGACAGCTTGGCTTCACGACGCTCTTCGCGCTTCGGCTCATTCTTCTCCACCAATCCGCCTTTGGCGAATACCTTAACTTGACTTTGGCCACCAAGTTGTTGTGCCAGTTTGCCCATACATCACCTGTTTATGAGATTAATAACAATAATTCTACATCATCTTCGTCTTGCTGTTGACGCTTAATATCAAATTCATCATTGATTACCGACAAAGACTTTATCATTATCCGCAGTTCTGCGGTGATATTCCACATCTCTTGAAGGTATGTCGGCTCGTCAACCTTACGCTCATACATCGGTAGCGGTCGGAATGGTGGTACAACCTCCACCTCTTCCGGTATAACCTTAACTGGTTTTTTAGCCTTGACAGGCTTAGCTGCAGTCTTAGTTTTGACAGCAACAACTTCTGTCACAACCTCGGTCGGCTCAGTGGTCTTAGGCTTGTCAGCCTCTTCCTGTAACTGCTGGAAGAACAAGCGCCAGTAGCCAGAACGGCCGTCTTGCTTCTCCGGCTGCGTAGATGCTCCGTTGAAAGAGATGGCGCTAAATGATATCGGACTAAATGACGTTCGGAGGAACACCCTCAGCCCTCCAGTCATCACCAGCCTGGCCCGTACCAATTACACCGTAAGAGTTCATTTTCTGCACATTAGCATGAATAGGCGTGATCTGTGCAGCGGCTAGGATGGCAGCGGCAATCTCTTCTGCTGTTGGTCCGGTAGAACCGCCAGAACCGGCAACCGTAGCAAACGCAGCGGACTTTGTTCTGTCAACAAACACGCCATCTACAGGAACAATCGTCGCACCAATGTTGCCGATGACCGTGTAGTTGCCCGGATTCGGGAACTTCAGTTGGTATCCATTGATGTAGTCCAAACCGTAAAAGAACGCCCCGCCGCCGAGATCAAGCACCTTGTAGGAGATGATCGGCGGGTACAGCATCCCAACAGCGTCGTCCTCAAACTCCCGTAGGGTGTCGTGGTGGGCAACGATGTCGGTGATGCTGGCCGTGGAGAGGACTAGCTTATTTTGCCAGTCGATTGAGATGGTCATACCACATGCCTCCAAGTTTTGCGGTATGCAATATCAGCAACCGTTGACGGATGTAGACCGACCTCTCGACCGATTTCTGTCAATGCGACTCCTTTTGAATGCAAATCACGAATGTGTCTTACGCGATCAGGATTCATTTTTGCGTTCACATTTTTTTCGCCTCTAGCTGAGTCTCTGTTTAACGCCGCTTGACGCTGCTTTTCCTTTGTTTCATCAGAGTGCCGCTTACCTTTGCTGCGCTCTGATAGCTTGCGACGAAACTCATCATCACGTTTCAAGCCCTTCGTTCGCGCAACAACTTTTGCGACATGATCTTCAGACAGTTTCTTCCCAAGATTAGCAGCACCCATTCTCTTGCGTACATCTTCAGGGTACTTCCTACCTATGTGTGCAGCTCGCGTTTTTGCAATCGACTCAGGACGACGCTTAACTCCAAGCGCACTACCAGCCGTTGAGCATATGTTGTACCCAGTATTAACTGCATCAAACGCATCGAGAACACGCTGCTCATACATAAGCAAGTCGCTCTTGGCGCATACAAACATTGGAGTGAATTCAAACGATGACTCACCGTATTTATTCCAAGCGTTTTGCAGCTTAGTAGATCGGCTAGTCCCTTTGTTTAAGTAATACTTGTGAACAGAAAACCTAGTGCTGAACTTGGCAGCGCTACCGTAATAGCGCTTACCGTTCACTAGATTTGTTATCACATAGATACCGGATGAGCTAAGCATGGACATATTCTAATGTCATTCATCCGGCGTGGCTATACTGTTCGTTCCGTTGGTTGCACTGGAACTCGCAGTGAATGTGGTTTCAAACGGCTGAAGCGAAGAGCCGGCTGTGCCTTTGCGAACCTTCAGACGCGCCGTAAAGTCAGATGCGTAGGTGTAGTTCGTGCTGGATTCGCTGGTACTTGCCGCAACCTTGTCGATGAACGGAACCCATGCAGGCGAAGCGTTGGCGTGAACTTGGCCCCAAGTGCCGCTGATGGTGAAGGTCTTTGTACCTGCATTGACTGAGGTGTAGCTGTACGGCACGCCATTGACACGCAGATAACCTGTCGGCGGGGTGTCGGCCTTGATCGCCTCATTGACAACGCAGGTGTTGCCGCCCGAAGTCGTCGCGCCGTTCAGCGTGTACTCGTTATCGAGGAAGCCAGAGGCCGTCGCTGCACTGCGACCAACAAGAACACGCGCACCGACCGTCAAGCCGCCGATGGTGATACCCGCAACCACTGGGTTGGTGATCGTGGTGCCGTCATGGGAAACCATCTGGTACTTCTGAAGATCGCCAGCCAGTGCGCCAGCGATATACCAACCCTGCGCAACGAACCACTTACCACCGGCCACCGTACCAAAAGGAGCAGCACCGTTCGGGGTGTAGCCATACGCACCGTCGCCAAGTGAGCGGAATTTCCAGCCAAGAACACCATCAACCGTAGTCGTTGAAGACTCGTCGCAGATCGCTTGGCAATACTGAGCAGCTTCGGCAATCGTGCATCCGCCAGACAGGGTGATCGTACCTTTGTATTCCTTGCTGCCGTTACCGTCGCCCGTGTCCTTGAAGTGCGAACCCGTGGTGATTGCAACCTTCGTATTCAGCGCCAGCGCGGACGCCAGATTCAGCGGAGTCCAGTCGGTCACGGCAGTCGAGATAGCGGCTGGCTGCTCACCACCGGCCACAAGGTTTGCCGCGAAGTCGCCGTAAGTCTGGCCGTACTTGCGAGAATAAACACGAACGTCGCCGTTGTCGATCAGTGCGCCAGCGGTCTTACACTTGACCATGATCTGAATGTGACCGGCAGGCCAGTAGCTTGTCAGCTTGGCGTTGTTTTGCACGACGTACATTGGAGAGCCAGCAACCAGCGGAGAACCGATTGACTTCAGGCCGGTGTAGAGGACGTTCGTGCCGTCTTGTTGGATCGAGCCGAAGTTGATGTACTTAGCTGCGTCGTCGTCGATGTTGAACCCGTTGAGCAGGTTAAGCAGCATCGGCTTGATGGCTGAACGTGGGCCGTCCAGCTTAGACGGGTTGGCCGACAGGATGGAAACATCATCGCCTGAGACAGAGATACTGCCGTCGTCAGCCAAGTCCTGAAGCCATTGGTGCAGGTCGAGAACCGTATAGACGGTGGTGCCTGAAACGTGGCGGATGTTGCCGCCTGCGCTAATTGTAAAGTCTGATGCAATCGCCATGTGTGGCTCCTTACTCGTCTAATTGCTGAAGTGCCGTTGCCGACACGGTTGAACCTGAAATGGTTGTGATCTGCGTATTCCACGGGATGTAGTAAGGCGATCCGCTAGCCTTACGCGCCTCGATGGCTACCGCACCTGTGTAGTCCGTTGTGAAAGTCACCGTGCCGCCGACTTCTGCTTGATTCGCCAGAACAGTACCGTCTGAAACCTTTGTGGCCTTGACGCGAGAGCCTGTAACCAGTCCATCAACGATGACGGTATTCACAGACAGCGGATACAGGTTTGTCTGCTGCGCCGCCGAAGTCGTCGTCATCGGTATGCGAATGTTCGTCAGGACGTTGCCAGCATTGACGGTAAGCGTCGTGGCGCGAATCTTCAGCTTGAACCCCGTCGTCGCAGTGATCGTGTGCGTGATCAGGTTGGTGTTGTTCAGCGCCAGCCATGTGCCGTTGTAGCCCGAGCCGGTGTCGATCTGGTACTCAAGCGTGTGGTTGCCCCAAGATGAACCAGATGAGTAAGTGACGTTCGTTCCGGTGACCGTGCAGTTCGTGTTTGTGAAAGCCGTGTAGCCCAGCGCGAAGAACGGCATTTCCCACGTTACTTGGTCGCCTGCTTTGGTCAGCAGCACCGAGCCAGAAGAGTTGAACTGCGGCGTTCCGCCTGTCGCTGCGCACTGAGCGGCACTCGCTGCAGTCGGCTCATTGCAAGTAATCTCAGTGAAACCAGCCGTCGTTGAGGTAAAGCGCGTCTTCCAGTGCGATCCATAGACCGACACCTGTCCCGTAGTGGCGGAAGTGATCCCGACATTCTTCTCGATGGCATTCAGCCCAGCCATGACCGTCGTATCGGCATAGTCGCCCATGCAGTTTTCGATCAGGATGTTCGTGTCCGAATTGACGAAGACGTAGGGGCCGGTGCGCGTACCTGACAGGAACATGCGCTTGATGGTGATGCCGTCGTTGTTACCTGTCGCATTGACGCCCAGACCAGTGACGGTGCTGGTCATTGCCAGCGGAGCAACCGTGCTTGTGCCGATATTCTTGACCAGCGTGTTGTAGCAGGCTGTCAGCGTAACGAGCGCGTTGTATGGTCCATTATTCGGCAGCGGTAGCGAGAAGCCATTGACCGTATTCCCATTGCCGCCCGTGGTGAATTCAAGGCCGGCCATCGGGTTGGTCGATGTCGTGGTCGTCGTGATCGTGTGGTCGTAGTAAGACAGATTGTTGAACGTGCAGCTTTGTGCACCGATGAACAGACCGCGACCACCAATCAACTTGTCGTCAGTGAATGTGCAATTCACCGCTTGCGTGCTGTTATGAACGCCCGTCGTGGCATTCGCTCGCAGCGTAAATGAGCCGTAAGTGTTGCCTGAGAACGTGACGCCAGTGACGTAATTCAGCGTTGTGACGTACCGGCCAGACGCAGCGAGGGAGAACGACCAGAACCGGCTATTTGAGATCGTGCCGCCAGCGAAACAAGAAACCACCTGCAATGCCACGTTGATCTGCGCTTGGGTCGGAGCAACCACACAGTCACTTACATCGAGCGGGGATGCCACTTCCGACAAGATCATTGCGTCGTTGATCGCGCAGGACTTGTACTTGACGTAGAACGGCTGGGTCAGGTTCATGTACCACTGAATCACGCAACCGCGCAGGTCGAAGTAACCTGCACCCGTGGTAATCATTTCTTGCCGTGTAGCAATCGTGGCATTCGGTAGAACGCGAGGGCCGGTACCCGATACCGTCCGCGTGCTGTTGGTCAGGATGACAGCGGGAATGCGAACCTTGAGGCCAGTTACCGGCAAATAACCAACGCCGTTTGTGCCGTCGTTACCGATACGAATGCCGCCCGTCGTCTGCCAAAAGACTTTCATTTCGGCAGTCGTTCTTGTCGTTGCCAAAGCAACCTGAGAGCCTACGCTGACATACGGCTCATACACGCCAGAACCGACAGCCGTTTCAATCCACACCGCAGGGAAAACACCCGCATTGGTTGCGCATGTCGGGCATGGGATTACTTGGCCGCGTGTGCCGTTCGTTGTGCCGATCTCAAACCATGCTTCGGTGGATGTCACCTTGCCAATACGCGGCACCGTGATGGTTGCCGTGGTATCGCCGCGAACTTCCATCCAGCCTTGAACATCCGCGCCAGAGCAAGTTGCCGTGATACCCGTCAGTGCGCCGGCAGCGAAGTTTCCGCCCGTGACGCCGCCAATCTTCATAAAGCCCGTTGCACCAATCGCAGCACCGGCAGCAATCGGCTCTGACAGCCAGTTTGTCCAGCAACCCAAGAACACACCGGACACGCCACCTTGGGAGATCGTCGTGCCGTAAGCTGGGGAATTACCAGAGCCGCCCGTGTAGGAAATCACACGAACGTAAGTCGGATCAAAATTAAGCGTGCCGCCCTGCCCGCTGAACGTCACCGTATCGAGCGAGCCAAAGGCCGTCGAATGGTTCGGGCAGCAGTAGCTATCGGTGCGAACGGTCAGCGTCGAACCGGCTGAGATCGTGTAGGTATCCAGCGTGGCATTGACTGATCCACCGCTGTAGCCGTCAAAGTAATTGACCGCACCGTTATTGGCGACAAAGGCTGTCATTTATCGGACTGCCAGAATCTCACTGTTGAAGAAGACAGCCTCAGAGATAGACTCAGGGCCACCCGCTTCTCGCAGAGCAATACCCAACGTGCCGTAGTCGCTTGTCTGCACCCAGCCAAGAATCTGATTGGCGCCGATCTGGTCGATGATGTCTTGGGAAATCTGCGTCCAGCCTGCAGGAACGATGAAAAGGAAATCACTCATATCAGGCTCCTACTTTGATTTCGATACCGGCAGCGGCCATTTCAGCCAGTGCGCCAGTTGCGCCAAGTGTCAGTTGCACCTTGGAAATCAGGCTGTCGTTATTCACCTTGATGGCTCGGATTCCTTCGACCAGTTGCCCATTCCAGAACACTTGCGGCGTCTTGGTGTGCAGTCCGATCAGGACGAGATTGCCTTGTGCTACGTTCATGCTGGCTCCTTACTTTACAATTTGAACGGGTTCGCAGTTGATCTTGCGTTCCCAACGGTCTTTACATTCCGTGCCAGCGCACGACTTGATGGTGTTCTTTAGCCACTGAAGGTTTCCAATCTCGTCGCAACCACCACAGGCCAGCGGAATAACGTGATCCAGTGCCCAGCCGGGACATGCGCCGGTCTTTAGTCCCGTCGATGGACATGGGTGGAGGATTTGGTAATGCTTCAGCACCAGTCGGCTGCGCGTGATCGTGCCGTCAGCTTCGCGCTTGACTTCAGCGCCGCAGTAGCGCGGATCGACCAGTTGTGCAAATGCCAGCGTCGGCAGGAGTAGGAGGAGCGCGAGTTTCTTCATTGCTTGCTCAGTTGTTTGATGGTGTCGTCCTTCTCGCGGCTGCGTGCAGATGAGCCGTAGAAGAAGTTGAAGAAGCCCGTGATCACCGTGCCGATCAGCACACCGAGGATCGTGTCAGCCATACGCTGCCCAGACTGGGAAACATGGCCGAACGTTACGAACGAGAAGTACAGCATGGCGAATGCCGACCACGCGCAGGCGAAGTAATAGACGAAGCGCTTGGAGAACACGTCAGACTGGGCCAGTGCAGCGATCTGCATACGACGAGCGGAGTCCATATCGGCAAGGTAAGCCTTCTCTAGGTCGGCTTCGCGTTCGGCAACTTTGTCGGCAAACTCGGCTGCGAGCTTTGGATCGGCCTTGATGAGTTCAAGAGCGCCGTCTCCGGTCGTTGCGCCTGTAACCTTTTTAGCCACATCCACTGCGACTGCTGCGACTTTCTCTGCCTTATCATTTCCAGTCACCCACTTGATCAGTTGAGGGGCGTACTCAGCGAGTGCGAGTGCGATTGAAATCGGTTCCATTAGGCGATCCTGTATTGGCCGTCATAGACGAGGTATTGATGGCGGAACTCCGGAGCGAAGCCGATGTGAACCCAAGCTCCGGGGGAATCTGGGAACTCCAGAATCAGTTGGTCGAACTCGATGTCAGACTTCTTCAGCGCCTCAAACACTTCCTTCGCTGTTCCAAAGCCGGGGCAACGGAAGTCCATCGCATGGCCGGTCATGTGGCTGGAGGTCTTGGAGCCGCCAATGGCAGCATTCAGCTTCGGGCCGCGATAGCCGGACGTGACGATCATGGGGTGGCCGAGGAACTCACGGACACGATCAGCCTGCTGTGCCATCTCGGTCAGGTTCTGCAAGTGTTCCGCAGTCGGTGTGTTGTCGATGTGCTTGCGCGAAGCCGTATCGGAAGCAATCAACTCCTCGAGGGAGAAATACTTAGAAATCATTTCTTGGCCATCTCCATCACGGCTTTGCCGAGGTCTTGAATCTCTTTGCGCAGGTCCATGATCTCTTCGCGCAACGACAGGTTCTCTTCACGCAGCGCGTTGTTCTCAATGGATAGTTTGTTGTTCTCAGTGCGCAGCGTGATAACCTGCATGGACAGTTCGCCCACTTGAATCTGGAACTCGTTCACCTGAGTCGCCAATTTCTTGTTCTGGTCTGCTAAACGGTCGCACTGTTCTTCAAGGCGCTTGATGATTCCGGTATCTGCATTGGCGGTAGCCGCAACTTTGTCGTCGGCGGCAAACCCTGGCTTCAGTTTACGAACCCAGACTGCGCCAGCGATCAAAATGCCGGCAATTGTTCCCAATGCTTCGGTGTTACCGATTTCCATCATTTGCCTTTCTTGTCGAGGCTGTAGCGGACAAGGCACCACCAACTCAGGACGGCACCGACTAATTCGTATGACATGGCTGCTGGCGGCTGATACGTGGCCAGCGACTGATAGTGTGCGAGGAAGCATGCCGCTGTTGATGTAGTCCATAACAAACACCCCAAGAGAGCATCAGCAACAAAGGATAGCTGGGAACGGTAGCCCCACAGCAGGGAATAAAGCATCACAACACCTTGAACCAAAAAGGCGTAGCCCCAGCACACCTCGGGGGCGATCTCAGCCATTACCGTGTAGGTCGTGCGCGTCGGGGTGAAAAGATCACCTGGCCAGAAGAGGAATACCGCCCACATCAGCGAACCAACAGCCAGACCGAGGCGCGTTGCCTCAAGGTCTGAGTGCCACATGATGTGCGCTAGGCGCGACGGTATGTTTCGTCTAGTCATAAAGTCCCACTTCATTCTGCAGCACGTACACCGATCGCTTTACCAGAACCGTCTCGCACAATCATCTTCGGCTTACCGAGGTGCTCAACAGTTGCTTGAAGCCCCTGCATTATAGCAGATAAAGAGTCGTTGGTTTGCTGCTTGCTCAATTGCTCGAGCATCGTCTGAACCTGCTGCAGTTGCGCACTGGTGTCAGGACCGCTCGGTTCAACGGCCGGCTGTTGCTGGAAGCTGGCCAGCTGCTCCTTCATCTGAGCGATGAACAGGTTAGTCTGGTTGTCCTCATGGTTCTTTAACAACTCAGTCATCTGCTTCTGCTTGTTATCCTGCTCATTGATCAGCAGTTGAATCTGACCCTTCATCTCATCAGCGCGAGCATCGGCTTGTTGCTGTTGAGCAGCCATAAACTGTTCGAACTGCTGTCGCGTGGTTTCCTGCTGCTGACGGAACTGCTCAGCGGCTTGTTCAGCCTGGAACGTGGCGACATCTAGTTGCTGCTTGGCTTGCAGCTCTGCCTGCTTGTTCTGCAGCGTAGCTTGGTCGTACTGAGCCTTGCGGTCAATATCCATCTTAGCGATCTGGATAGACGCCTGGACTTCCGGAGGCATCGGTGCCGGCGGGGTGCGCTGTTGTACAGTCTGTTGAACTTGAGCGATCTGCTGCATGATCGGCTGCAACTGCTGACCCAGCACTTGGGTAGACTGACCAATGGCCATCGCGGTAGCTTGTTCAGGGTTCAACGGTTGACCCATCATCATAGCCTGCTGCATCACCTGTTGCGTCATTTGAGCTACCACTTGCTTCTGGTACATCAGGATGTGCTCGTTAATGTGACCCAGTACCGCGCTAATCGCAGGCGGTGGAACAAGCGGGTTTTGCATGACCCAAGGGGTCGAAATAAACGTCAGGTGAGCATTGATGTGAGCCATGTGATCCTGCTGATCAGCCGCCTTAAGCGGTACGCCTTGCATCGCAGCGTCACTCTCACTCAATGGGTCGGACGTCAGCGGCTTCTTAGGTGCCGGCAACAGCTCATCGATACCCTCGATTCGCATCTGTTTGAGCATGCGACGACGAACTTCAATCTGATTCCAATGAATGTTTGGGTTCTGTGCATCCTGAGCGGCCATCTGCATCAAGGATTGTGACTGCGCGAAACGCTGAGACTCAGAGAAGATTGCGGGGTCGGACACAGGGATAATGTCGCCTGAGCGCAGGAAGTCATCCTTACTGATAATCAGACGGCCCAGGTCTTCGATCTCTTCATGGTCACTCAACCACTGACGGTTGATGCGAGAAAGGATTTGGAGTGCCTTCTTCTGACTCTCATGCAGACGCGCATGGATCGCAGAGTACGTAACGCTACCTTGCTCAATCAGCGCCATCGTGGTGCCAACTGGGGTACGGTCGCCAACGCTGTTCAGTTTCTCATCGGCCGTTGCAATGACGCCCTTAGCAGAGTCTGTCAAGAAGCCTAGCAGTTGGAACAGCACTGGGCTCGGTTGGTTGAACGGCATCGGCATCGCGATCTGACGAATGTCGCTACAGCCTGGAGGTGCTTCTACTTCTGTTACTTCGGTGATATTGACGGAGGTGTTACCGCCGATCGTACGTCCCGTCTTCAACTTCAACATCGATGGGGCGTTGTTGATGTGTGCTGAGTCCATCAGGGCACGGAGAGCTCCCGTAGCAGCTGCAGACAAGCCACCGATCAAATGTGGGAGGCCGATTGCGTAAGCACCGCGCCAAGGGATGAATTTCCACTCAACAATCCAGTCAAGCTTTTCGAACGTCTCGTCGCCTTCTTCCCAGTTGCGATAAACAGCGAGAACTTCCTCAGTGTATTCATCGATCGTCAAGATATACGGAGCACCTTCTCCGCCAGTGATTGCGTCATCGTCCAAGTCGAGCCAAGTGTAAATCTCGAGCACAGCACGCAGGCCGTCATCGTTGTAGGCATCCTCAGAACGCCCTTCAATCTTGTCGTTGGCCACCGCTGCCATGCTGCGATCCGGCAGCTCTTCATCGACAGACAGATCAATCTCTTTGTACAGACCTGACTTGGTGCGCCGGTTGAACTCGTACTTGGTAATCAGTTGACGATGGGTGACGCGCTGAGCGGTATAGAAGGATGATGCTGAGAACGGAAGATACACTTCATCGATCGGGATGAACTCACTGACCGGACGGCCGCAGCGCTCGTCATACCAGAACTTCTGATACTGAGAACCACCCAGCGGCAACTGAGTCAGAAGCTGCTCAAGCTCAGAACGATATTCAGGCATCTGAACTGACAACTGCCAGTTCATGTATTGGCGCTTACGCTCAGCTCGCTCGATGGCGTCTACATCAGCGTCACCGAAGACATAAGTGCGAACCGGACCCTGAGCAGGGAACAACTCTTTGATGGCACGTGCGGCAAAGTCAACACAACCTTCGGCCAGGACGGGGGAAACGACACGGGACGCACCTTCGAACTGGGCACCACCTGGGGCATCATCACCCAGACCCGTACGACGCAGACCCTCTTCATACTGCTTGTCGCGTTTGTCGCGTGAGCGCTTATCCTTCTCAACCAGCTCCGTGTATTCAAGAGCGATGTCCGTAAGCGTCGATTTGGCAATCGTCTCCGCCAGATTCGAGTAGAAGTCGCTGTTGTCGGTCGGAATCTCTTCCATATCGAGAATCTCTACGGAACCGTCGTCGTTCTCAATATAGTCTTCTGGCGTATCACCAAGTGACAAAGGATTCAAATCGCTCATTGTTTGGCCCTAAAGTAAGACTGATGCTAGTCTTAGCTATAATTTTGGTTAAAGTCAACGGTATTGTAGCAGAAATTACTCAGGTTCCCACGCGTTGAAATCGAAGTTGCTAGTAGCGTGGTTCAACGAGACCGCCTTCTGCAAAAGGTGATCCGCCGTCGACAATGTACTGTTGCCATGTTTCCAGCGCTGCTGGGTCGGCTTTGTCAACCAATGTGCCAAGCTCTTCCTTTGTAAGGTACGCACCTTTGTGCGGATAAAGCCCTGTGTTATCCAAGTCGCCGATCTTGCCCCAACGACCACTCTCTGGGTGATTGCGGATGAAGTCTTGAACGAACGGAATATACTCGTCTTTTGGTCTGAGGTTCTGCTTACCTTTGATTTGGACGATGTCGTCAGGTATCCTTTCTGTAACCTTCGGTAAGTCGAACAGCTCTTCTAGGGTATACTTGAAATCTTGCTTGCGAGGAGCGGCTTCAATTGTCACATGAGGCTCACCCTTGGCATCACGCAAGGAGAAGATACGTGACCTACCTGACGCAACGTCGTTACAGTAACCACCGACGCAGTGGTTCATCGTACTACCCTCGTACTCAAGTTGATCCGCCAAGTTCTTCATACGTTCTTGACGGAACTTAGCTACCTGTTCATCAAATTCTCTTGGTCCTAAATGAGAGTTTGCAGCTTCCCATGCATCAGCATCTTGGGGTTTAATTTCAACCCAACGCAGACCCTTCGGATTATTGTCCGCGTAGTCGCGTACTGAACGAACTGCAGGATGAGCGTTCATCGCTCGAGTAGCTTCAACCTGCTGTGCAGCACGCCAAGCGTTGATGTTTGCAACGTGATCAACAGCCTTCTCCATACCGAGCTGCTTCATCTGTTCGGGTGTGAGCTGCAGGTGCTGCGGAAGACCTGAGTTGGGGTTCAAGGCGTTGGTTAGCTCGTCCACCATGTGCGGAAAGCCGAGTGAGTCGGTCGGATTACTGAAATGATGAACCAATGCGTCATCCGGCAAATTGGCCATCCATGGACTACCTTCCATCTGGAACTCGTAGTTCTTCCGAACTCCGACAGGTTGCGTTCCTACAGCGCTATCGCTGAAGTCTTCCCACGCCCTGGCCAGAGGTGATTTGGAAACAACGGTTCCGTTAGGACCGGCCGTAGCTCGCATGCGATTTGCTGAGTCAGCGATATTAGGGTTGATCGTTTCCGGATTGACATGCAAAGCCTTTGCAATGTCCAACTCGTAGGTGTCATGTGCCGCCGCCTCCATATTACGCGCCTTAACTTCAGCATTTTGGATAGCTCCTTCCCAAGCCCCAGGCGGCATATCCGGTTTTGGACCCGCTTGACGAATAGCTTCCGCTCTGCGCCGCTCTTTCTCAGCCAACGCCAATGCGCCATCTTTGCGTTTTTCAGCGGCAGCAGCGACACGCTCAGCCCTCAATCGTACTGGGTCAGCCGCAGTGGCCATATCTTGCTTAACGTACTTTGTCAGAGAACCGTCAATCCAGTTGTTTATAGCAGCGTGACGTGTATTGTTAGATAAACCCTCTTTGATAGCTTCTGCAATACGAGGATGTAGATTTGGCGTACTCAATCTCTCAGCAGCAGCCGCTTCAAATTCAGGCCCATACGCACGCTCTACATTATTTATCATCCCTTTTTTCTTCAACCTATCCAACGCGCCTTCCACCGTACCCGTCAGCCAGTTGCCACCTTTACCCTTGATGATGCCAAGTGCACCCATACCTCCGCCGCCGATATTGTCTTGAAGACCTCGGGTGATCCGTCGAACTTGTTCTTCATCCGTCAGTGTGCGGTACCCTGCACCTTCTGGTCTGATCTCGGCAACACGGTTCTTATTAAAGTTGTCGATGTTGTCATTCAGCATCTCCAAGTTGGCTCTTGGGTTGTCATACAGGTCACGAAGGCGACGCAGGATGGATTGGGAAATATCAGCCATTAGCGGCCTCCACAATTGCAGTGTTTCATTTGAATTAAGCCGCCTGAGCGATACGTCGGCTTTGGATGGTATAGACCTTCCTCTTCGGCAAACGTATTCTTGCCTTGATCCCTGCGCATATTAGCGTGAGCTTGAGCTTTGGCTTGGATTTCGCCAGTTGGTACTTCACCAGACAACAATAGCTCTAACTCTTCTTTGGACAGAGTTGGTACCATCAGTGGGTACTCCCCGAGTTCATCTTCGCTCGATATCTCAGAAGAGTGTCCATGCTTGGCCGGCAGTAGACCAAAGTATCCTTTACCTTTTGGAGACGTGCTCCCGTAGCGCCCTCCATAGGGAGCAACACCTTGGTTACCAATTGGGACAAGTCCGCCTCCGGCGTACCCTTGAGCATCGATACCTTTTGGTAAAGTCTTCAGTCCGCCTTCGTTGATTGCACCAATGATAGCCTCTCGCAGCGATGCGTCGTCCATACCTCGCATGTCGCGCCCAACTCGATTGTTGTAGTCGTCCATGTCAACAGAACGGCGGTCCTGACCAAAAGATGTTGCTTCGTGTAACCACCCAAGAATGTCTGATGCGGTCGGACCGTACAGGTCAGCTACTTTAGCTGATGCGTATGCATGGCGTGCAGCATCGCCTGGACCATCTTGATTATGTCTAGGTAGCTGCTTACCGAAGGCGATCGAGTCTTCATATATCTTACCTAGACGCGGGTCCAGCATAGATGCAAATTTAACTAGCGGTCCCATGGTCCCACCTACATATCACAAAATTACTGTGAATTGTAGCAGATTTTTACTGGGCGTAAGGGTTTGATCTGCTGCGATCGTCGTCAGTGTAACGATCAGGCTCGTCGTCCTCGTGCACAGGCACCTCCAGCCAGCCGCTATCTTTGAGATATATGATGGTCTGCGTCAAGCAGTCTACATACTCATCATGCTCGGCAACAGGGAACGTCTCCCACTCTTTGAGCATCGGTTTGGCCCAGCTGATCGGCTCGCCTGGACGCTTCTTGCTCTCCATGACGTACACGCAGTCTGACTCGAGGATGGGGGCGGTCATGTGGGCACGCTGCACCTTGTCGGCCTTACCTGGGTTATAACTGATCGCCGGTATGTTACTGAGCCGCATGTCCTGCAGGAGCGACTGACCTGACGCCTTAGCCTCGATGAGGAGTGTATCTGCCCTGCGCCCCTTCTTGAGCTGGTTACCCTCGACGGCACCGTAGCTGCTGCGCCAGTCGTCCATGACGTGCTCTTTGAGGTCTGGGTAGCTGAGGTGGTCGGTCCATGCGTCCAGCACCATGACGCACTGCTGCTTACGGTGGGTGAACACCCCGAACACGATACAGCCGGTCGGGTCGCCACTGGTCTTCTCGGTGAACGCCGTGTCGAGACTGATGACGATATACTGGAAGTCAGGAAGCTCAACGGTGTATGGCCACAACTGGACATGGTCGATTTTAAGTATGCCGCCACCGGATGGGACTGGGTTCTGCTGCAGCTGACCTGACGCACCGTACGCCCCGAGTGCTTTCTTTAAGGTATCGAGCTCGGTCTTACCGAACCGGTTGGGCCACAGTAGCTCACCCACCTCCGTGCGCGGATCATACTCACCAAGGCTCGTCCGTCGCTTGACCCCATCATACTCAGCCGGCAGGCAGAGGTGCTCGTACCCGCCCTGCTTGAGCAGGTGCCCCGTGGCGTCCATGGCGTGCAGGCGCTGCATGATCACGACGGAACATGATGTCCTCGGGTCGTTCTTACGGCTGGACCACACCATGTCGAGCCACTCAAGGGTTGACCCCCGCATGGTATCTGACTGAGCGTCCTGTGCACCGTGCGCGTCGTCGATGAGGAGTGTCGAGCCGCCTTCGCCGGTTGTAGTACCTCCGACGGATGCTGCGATGCGGTATCCTGTGTCGTTGTTCTCGTAACGCTGCTTGGTGTTCTGGTCGCGATTTAAGGATATATGTGACCACCGCTCCTGGAACCAGGTGGACTCGAGCAGCCGGCGGGACTTAACCGCATCTCGGACAGACAGTGAGCCTGAGTATGAGGCCGTCAGGAACTTTTCTTGAGGGTGCTTGAGCCACGCCCAGACGGGCCAGATGACGGAGCAGATGGTTGACTTAGAGTGACGCGGCGGGATGTTGATGATGAGGTTCTTGATCCGTCGCTCGGACACCGCCTCCAAGTGGTCACAGATGGTATGGATGTGCCACCCTTCTGAGAACTCCACCCCTGGCTCCACCACGTGCCACGCTTGCTTCACAAACTCATACAACGACGCCTCGGCCCGACGCTTCTCCAGCTCGAACTTGATTGTGCCGGATATGGTCTTGAGCGCGTGCGCCTTGTCGATGTTCTTAGCGGTATGCAGACGCCTCTGCCCTCCGCTCGGGAGCTTAAATGATGGTGTGTATATCTTCGTTGGGTCCATATCTCTCAGGTGCTACTACAGCACCTTCTCGTGGGTGGGACGGACAGCGGTTGATGAGGTTTGTGTTGGCGGGAGTGTTACGCCTCTGCAGTGTCGCTCGGCTGAGCGTTCATCTTGGTCACCAGTGCGTCAAGGGTCGTGAGCTCCTCGGTTGAAAGGGTCTTCGCGGCTTCACGGAACAGTGATGTGTCGATACCAGAAGAGGTGATACTGGTGTTTGACGTCAACTGGGCTCGGGTGACCTTGGGTGGCTCCATGTTAGCGATCTTGGAAGAGAACTCCAGCACTTTGATGCTGTTGCCGTGCTCCATCGTGCCACAGATCGCCTCGTTGAGCAGTCGTTCCGCCAGTACAGAGGTCTTGGCAGCGATTTTCAGACGTTGCGGGTAAATAGGGTCATCCTGAAGCTGCTGCAGGGCATGATTCGTCGCGGTTTGAAAGATCGGATTCTCTTCCAGTGTCGTCAGATGGTCCGTCGTCAGGCCGTATTCAGCCAGGATGGAGTCACGACTCTCAGGGAATAGCGTCAGATCACGCGCCAAAAGCGCCAGTTTCTCAGCTTGGATGTTCGTTTTGTCACTCATAGCGGTACCTACCGTGGTAATTGAGTCGTCTTATGCCACAAATGTTAAAAATTATCAAGTATAGGTAGATGGCGTGGTTTTCAGCGGCGCAGGTGGCGACCGACCGAGGTGATAGTACTTTACAACGTTTGTAAAGTGTATTTTTATGAAAAATTTTGAAATTTTATGAGGTGCCAGGTGTGATTTGAGGATGAAAAAGTGAAATGTGGTGTAGGGGGTGGTGTGTTGATGTATATTTACAAGGTATGTCAAGTACATTTAGAGCGAAATTTTTTAAATTACATATTTACAAGGTGTGTAAAGTATGTTTAGTACAGAATTTTGTTGTTATGTGGAGGTGCACGGTAAAGTTATCATTAATTCGCAATGGGGGTCGGGCCCACCTCGATCGCCATGGGTTGGGTCTCGCGTCGCCTCCGGCCGGCTCTACCTCTCATCCTGTCGCAGCTCGTCGCCTACTGTATCGCTCGCACGCTGCAGCGCTGGCATGGCACGGCGTACCCTACTGTATTGCATACACTGCAGCGCTATACACTACATGCACAAATCAAATGTATAAAAAACACTTTACAAACCCTGTAAATACTGTATCCTGAGCGTTCCTCAATCCTTCTATAGGTATCCATCATGATCAAACTGAAAACCTTTTCAAACGCTCCGGTATTCTCTTTGCTGCAAGAGTTAGCGCTTGTCTGCCAGACTGGCACGCCGGAAGAAATACTTAAAGCCGTACGCGTCACAGCTGCAAACCCTATCTTTGCCGGAAAGCCTGCATGGGTTAAGTTATTTTTCCGCCTCCATCGCATGGTACGTCAGCACATGGGCGGCGAGCTGGCCGCGTCGCCTTATAGCATCATCAAACTGGATGGTAACTCTAAGTTACCGTTCGCCGCGTTTTCCACGCTGGCAGGGGTAACCTGTGACGGCGCCGGAGACTGTCTCAAATTTTGCTATTCGTTCCGCGCATGGCGCTACCCTTCTGCATTTGGTCGTCAGTTCGCGAATTGTTTTTTGATGCGCTTTAATTTTGACCTAATCCGGCAAGCTTTCCATGCCATGGTAACCAAGCTCAGCAAGCGCCAAGCTCAGATCGATTTTCGTCTATATGTGGATGGGGATTTTTCCAGCGTGCAGGATGTAGCTAACTGGATGGCGCTTCTGTCGGAATTTCCACAGGTTAAAGCGTACGGTTACTCTAAATCGTTCGCCATCTTGCTTGCTTACAATGTCATGCCTGACTGCAGCTGGCCATCAAATTACCTTTTGAATATCTCGTCCGGCCATGATGCCAGCGACGCCAGGGTTTCCTATGTCAAAGCGCTTCCAATCACTCGAGGTGAATTTGTAGCTGTCTCAATTGGTCGCCTCGTCAAAGGTAACGAACACGGCACGCCAGAAGTCAATGCCGCACTGCGCAGCGCTTACGGTAAAAAAGCTTTTCCTTGCCATGGTACGTGCGGCGACTGTACCACCAAAGGGCACGCGTGCGGCTCTGAGGCTTTCCGCAATATCCCGATCATTATTGCCATTCACTAAGACGAGGCTACATCATGAAATTAGCTCAGTTCGAATACAAAGGTATTACCGGCACGGCGTGCCATCAGGGCGCCATTATCTATGTCACATGGGGCAAGGTTAGCGGACATCTGCGCTCGTTGATGTTCTGCATGGATGACGCGTTTTTCGACGCCGTGCAGCGTGCCATCGTGCCCGATTAGCGCTCGATCGATCGTAACCATGGGCCGGCCATTGTGCCGGCTTTTTTGTTGTCCATAGGTGCGTATGACAAATACATTCGACCATCATGCCGGCCGGCCATGGGTACAACTAAGCCAGCTCAGCTGAAAAAATACCTTTATCTATTATTTATTACTTTTTTAAAAGATATATATATATCAATTATCTGGTATTGGTGATTTTTCGGAAAAAGTCTTAAAATGTGCCTTTTTCCTTGACAGTCAGTGTAAATTTTGTAAAAGCAAGCCTAAAATTGCCCAAATTTTCGTTTTTTCAGAAAAATACATCTAAATATCAATAGGCATATGCGATTTTAACTATTTTTAACTAAAATCACCCATTATCCCAAACGCATAATTTTACAAGCTCTGATAAGTGCATGATGTATTTTTCCTGATGACTGGCATATACGCACCTCAAAATATACTCAAAAAAGTACTTTACAAACCTTGCAACATCGCTCACAATGAAGCCTCATCAATCCTCTTATAGGTAACCATCATGACATTCCACACCTGTGGCAGCACCATCGAGCACCCTGACGCATATGACCGTGCAACAAAAATGCGGATCATTATGAATGCTCGCACGACGTTTGAACGCACCTACCCTGACGCAATCCAGCTGATCGACTACGTGCAGGGTAAGGGCATCAAAGGCGAAGACAAGTTTGGCCATTTCACCTACATGGACAATTTTTTTGGCTCTCTGGCATCCGCCCTGCACACCTACGGCAAGCTCTCCCCAAATCAAGTAGCGGCTGTTCGTAAATGCATGGCCAAAGACGACGCACGGCGTGCAGAGTGGGCGGACAAGCGTGCAGCTGAGAACGCCACCAAAGAGCACATTGGCGAGATCGGCAAGCGTATGGAGATGCGTTTAACAGTGCGTCACATCGTGGAGCTCGAAGGATTCTATGGCACAAGCTACATATTCATCTGCGACGACGCAGCAAACAACACTGTCATCTACAAGGGCACATCACGTGACTTCTCGAACAAGGGCGAGACGGCACTGGTGACCGCCACCATCAAAGACCATGGCGTCCGTGAAGGCGTGAAGCAAACCATCATCCAGCGCCCTAAGGTGACGGCTCTGCTAGTCCCATACATCTAATCAACCACCTCTCTCCCTTACACCACCGGAGCACATCATGACGCACCAAGACCAAACCAGAACTGACGAAGAGTACCCCACATCACGCGCTCAACAGCTGCAGATGGACATGGAGCTCGAGCACTACCTTAACGCACAAGAGGCATCAGAGTACTGGACAAACGTGGACACCCAGCTTGATGTATACCTGTCCGACCGCCGCAGTAACGACGAAAAATAACTTAAAATATTTTAAAATAAGTATTGACAAAGTTTGTAAAAGGTCTATAATGACCACATCAACCAAGCAGTAACAACAACCACCCGCCAGTTAATGGCTAACGTAAGGAGTAGTAAAAATGGCACAAATCGTATCACTCGCAGATGTCTCTTCCCAGAAGAAGACCGCCCTCATTAACAAGTACGCCCGTCTGCAGTCTGAGATGGCCGCTCTCAAGACCGAGCTGGAGCTGTGTAAGGTCGAGGCGATCGACCTGCTTGGCGAAGGGCTGCACACCACGACGTCGGTACAGGTCAGCGTCAAGTGGACGGAGCGTCCTGTACTGGATCAGGCTAAGGCTAAGAGTTTCCTGACTGCCGGCCAGATGGCTGACTGCATCAAGACCTCGTCGTTCTACGACGTCCGCGTCAAGCACCTGTAACCCACTGCACAGAGGAGAAATATCATGTACAAAATCACATTCAACACCCAGAAGTGCTGCTGGGAGATCAAGCTTAGCACGGTGTACGGCCTGTACTGGTCAACCCTCAAGGGTAAAGAGTTCCCGAACATCATCAGCGCTGAAGACTACGTCAACAGCGTCGGGCTCAACAAGGTGTATCGTAACTGGAACGAGTCATATGCCGACTTCGTCATGAAAGGTGGTGTGAAATGAGTACGTCCGAACTGACAGGCCCAGCCCTTGATTGGGCCGTGGCGAAGTGCGAGGGGTCTTGGATTCTGTCTATGGACTCTTTCGGCCCACACCACAGGTTGGGTAGAATGAACTTCTCAACCGACTGGTCACAAGGTGGCCCGATCATTGAGCGGGTAAAGATCGAGCTTCATAACAGGACCGATCCAGTCGATTCTTGGTCGGCATTTGCCGAGTTGCAGGTGTATGGCGTTGGCCCAACCCCATTGATCGCCGCCATGCGGTGCTATGTCGCCAGTATGTTGGGCGACAACGTCGAGATTCCGGAGGAACTGAAATGAGCACGTACAAAGTGAGAGTGATCAACTGTGACTTCTGGAACATCGACGACGAGGAGATCATTTACAACTCGTTGGAAGAGGCTGAGGAAGACATCGCTGAGTTCCTCGAAGACACCGCAGAAGCAGACATGGACTACACCCGAGACGACATCGAGATTGTGGAGGTTTCAAAATGAGCACGTACGAAATTAGACCGGTTGACCTGACCGTGACCGCCCTGAACATCATGGATGGCATGAACATCAACCACAACTGGAACTCGCTGCAACAGGTATGGGACTCAGAGGGCATGGGCTTCCTCGAGTTCTGCATGTGGATTCACGATGTGTCCGAGCAGGTTAACAAAGAGCTGGCGACACGTAACCCGCAAGAGTTTGCCGGCGTGTTCGACTACGAGGT